GCACCACGATCCGGTCTCGCTGTGAAGCATGGTATTCAAGTTGGTGCGGGTGTTATTGATCCCGACTATACAGGTGAAGTCAAAGTCGTTCTCTTCAATCACGGAGACAAAGACTTTGAGGTAAAGAGGGGGGAGCGCATCGCACAACTTGTTCTTGAGAGGTGTGAGACACCCGATGTGGAGGAAATTGGTATCCTTGAAGAGACGGAGAGGGGTGCAGGTGGATTTGGTTCTACTGGCGCCTAAGTTAGTTACAAATTTTAATAAATCAAGTAACAAATATGGATCGTCATCACCTACTGTCCCTGTTGGATAAGATACAAGAGAAGTATGAAATCCAAGACGGAGAGTACAAAGAGTTTGCAGAAGCCATTGGTGGGAAGAAGAAATTGTTAGAATTTAAGGAAGGAGATCTGGCAAAGGTCAGTTACGATCAAATTGAGACCGAAGTAGATTTTTGTGACGATGAATTTCACCCAAAGATGACCATAATAAAAACGTGTTCTTTGATATGGAAAGTGATACCCAATGAACATAGATTTCATGGTGGCAACACAATTTGTGGCAACACAATTTCAAATGTTTACCTAAACAAATGTGATATACATATTGACGCGATGAACAAAATTGTCAAAGACCACTCCGAGGGTAATTTCACAATGATGTCAGTAAATTCAAATACACAACGAAAATCTTGTATTCGAGTATCTGATATAGAAATTATTTAGAACTTTTTATTGTTATCACAAAACCACATAGATTCTGACGTAGGCATAAATAGGATCCCCTTTCGCATAGTCATGAAAAGCTTTGCGTGTTCAACATTTGGGTATGACCACAACAACCACCGCTCCCAATAATCTGCACGGAAATAGTCCTCCCAGTCTTCTTGATCACTTTCATCAACCAAGAGCATCCCCCGTTGAATTTCTTGGTGGTCTGTTTCAATACGAAGTTTTCTGGACATCACTGCACCTCTCCGAATGAGATGTGCTCGCATGAGGCGGGAATTGCCATGATCTGTGTAGTCCGGTGCACCTTTGAGTCCAAAGTCAATCGCCCGCTTGTTTGGTAACATCACCCTGTACTTGTGGGTGGCTGATGGGCTGGGCTTGAACACGACGTGCATATATTTTAAGCCATCAATAAATTATAGAGCTTTTTGTTGCGCGTTTTATTAATGTGGAATGCGATTTCTTCTTGAAGGTTTTTCTTGTTCATGTTATAGCGCATGTAATTATCACCACTGGTTATCAGTTGTAATTTCATCATTACCGGCCCCTCTTTACCAGGAAAATTGTTTGTATAAAGATTTTCTTTAGTTTTTTTCAAGTAAGGATCCAAGGCTATGAACAATTTTGTTTCTTTTGGTGTCAAATCGTACAGTGGTCTAAAAGCGCTATAAATAGCTTCGTCAAAAAATAATGTTGATGTTTTAGGTGCCTTTTTTAACATCTCTATGTGATGAGCTTTAAATTTACCATCAAGTACTGCTTTGTAATATTCTCTTTTCGCATTTCTACCTGTGAAAGAGGCTGGTCCCACAACTTGATGCACAAGCATCAATAATTCGAGTTGTTCCATTGTTTTTACACGACCACTTTGTATAAGTGATAGCATAAGATCAATTGACTTCTGTACAGGTTTTTTCCACATTTTATTATTTTTGCCATCTGGAGGTATGTATTTCATTGTTCGAACTTTGTTTTCGAGAGATGCGCGAAGTATAGATTCCTTCATTAACACCTTTGTTCTCTTGTCGGGTGGATACGATCTAATATCTCCCTTCCCAAATGGGTTCTTTGTGAATGGTGATTTGGCTTTTCGCCGACTACCCATATTTTCATTAAATCCCTTTTCCCAAGATCGAATAATACCCCACAAATAACGCTTATCATACACATGACGAATCTTTCCGTCCTTGGTCACATCCACGAGGAGGAATGCGCGCTTGTCTTTTGGTATATTGGATTTTTTGGCTGCGAGACCACCATTGTTGAACCAATTGGCGACATTCTTGTTTTCGGTGTTAGGTTTATTGTTTTTGGGGGTATTCTTTTTTTCTTTGTTTTCAAGATTCTTCAACATCTTTTCGTACTTTGAAACATTAATCTTCTTTGGGGCTTTTGGTGGAGATTTGGGTTTCTTGTTATTGTTTCCAAAATTAAGTCTTCGTCTGACACCAGCATTACCAAAGCTCATGCGAGCTGTTCGCATACGTCTGAGATTGTTTCGATCTATGATACGGGTTCTCGTTTGACCGATATTGTTTTCGTTTGTATTTGAGTTGGTATAGCTATAATTTCTAACCAACGCACGAGCACCGTTATAATTTCTTCTATTATAAGGTCGGGGACTACCTATTCTGACATCGTCATCATTGTCAATACTAGGTGTTCTTTGCATGTTAATATAACTAAATATAATTATTAAATTGCGCATCATTAGACCGGTGTTTGCCTAATCAAACGGGTGTTTGTAATGAATTTAATTTTTGTGTTTAATCCTCTTCGTCGATTTCGATTTCATCTTCGTCTTCATCTTCACCATCATCAACCACATCATTGGTGGCTGCGATACCCTGAAAGGCGAAGGCTGGCAACTTTTCGGATTGTTCAACGAGAACTTGTTGCAAACGAACAGTCACACCAAACTTATTGTCAATGAACCAAATTTGATTCAAATCAATGATAGTGAGAACACGCTGACCCTTTTCAATAGACTCGAGTGGAATACTTTCACGTTGAGTATTGTAAGCTTCCGGTACAAACGACCCGTCCGGCTTAGTCAAAATCTTAAGCTTAACAGTAGAAGGATACGGTTCTTTGCTCGGTCTCACAAGGGGCTTGTAGAGAGCTTCCTTCAAAACTGCGACATTAAATTCCTTACCCATCCATTCCTTTGAATTCTTTGCGACAGTGTTGACAACGAGCTCGTCGAGTTCCTTCAATTTTTCACAAAGTTCACTTGCTTCGGCATTGTCGGTATCAAAGCTGAGATCTAGGGAGTAAGACGTTCTACCTGTACTTTCGTCAGTAAAAGTACTAAGACCGTAAGGGGATCTCATGTAAGGAAGTTGGAGGTAAAGCTTCTTACCATCGCTATTGTTAATGTATACAGCCTTACCGCCATTCTTGTTTTTTCTCAACTTGGAAAACTTGATGGCAGATGAGGTGAATTCAGAAGATTGTTGGATACTAAGCGACATTATATTTTGGTTATATATTCACTTGGACTAGAAACTTTAAGTAAATTTTTTTCTTAGGTAACAGTAAAAATGGGTTTCTTTAAAGACTGTGGCTGTGGTTGTGACGGATCCAAAGCCAAAGAAAAATTCATAACGGCTTTAATCGTGTCTCTTATATTTTATGTTGTCTCCAATCCGGTCACCTACAGGATTGTCAGGAGAATTTTGGGTTCCTTCATTGCCACCCCGAATGGTTCCCCGACACAAGTAGGTATTCTCGTTCACACTGCTGTGTTCATGGCTATCGTGTGGGGAATTCTTCATGTGAAAAAAGAAAAATACACCGTTGACGTTCCTTCCGAACTCGGAAAAGAAGGTGGTCGTGTCAAACTTCCAGAAAATGTAAAAAGATCACCTGCGTTAAAAGTTATCAACGTTCCTTTCAGTGAATTTTCTAGAAGCACTGGTCCTAAAGTGAAGGCTATGCCGCAAAATAGAGTAAAGTCCCCGGTTCCGGGTGAAATGGAGCCCAGGTTTGAATCAGTTGGGGGTGGTATGAACCTTGGTTCGATGGATTTAAATACCGAAGCTGACACACCTTTCTAAAATTATATTAAGTATTTATTTTTAGTCATAAATAAATTACATGTGATAAATGTTGTTTATTTATGGATCTATTGAATCGTTATATTACCAGACACAAATTCCGCCATAGATAAACTACCGGAATTGTCTACGTCTAAAGAATTAAATATCACTCGGCGACTTGCATCTTCGGGGGAATCCGGTCCCATTTCTGCAAACATCTCATCAAACGATATTACGTCGTTGTTATCTTTATCTATAGTCTTGAAAAAAGTCTGTAAAATTTCTTCTTGTGTGGCGTCTTCTTGTGGCGCTGGTGTATTATCACTCGGCGAAAGTGAGACATAACTGGGAGAAAGAGTTTTTATTTTCTCAATATCATCATCTTTTTGAAAAAAAAAGTAAAGACCAATCACCAAAATAATTAACACCACCGAAACTACTATAATTACGTTGATGTCACCACTGGTGTTTTTAACTTTGGGTGCATTCATATATTTTGTTTATATTTTTTTAAAAATCTTCATCGAAACCAATATCGCCTGAATCATCATCCAATTTTCCATAATCACCAACACGCTTTTCAAAAAAATTAGTTTTTCCATCGAGGCTAATGTTTTCCATAAAATCAAATGGATTTTTAGAATTATAAATAGGTGCTTGTCCTATTTGCTTCAAAAGGCGATCGGAAACGTATTCTATGTATGTAGACATCTTTTCAGAATTCATACCAATTAAACTACAAGGAAGTGCATCCGTAATAAATTCCTTTTCTATTTCCACCGCCTCTTTCACTATGTTGTGAAGAGTGTTTGTTCCCGGTTTGTTTCTCAGAAGATTGTAAAGTTCTACGGCAAATTCTTGATGGAGACCTTCATCTCTAGAAATGAGTTCATTACTGAAACACAACCCGGGCATAAGTCCACGCTTCTTGAGCCAGAAAATGGCACAAAAAGAACCACTAAAAAATATACCTTCTACGCAAGCAAATGCAAATAATCTCTGGGCGAAAGAGCGAGACTTTTTATCAAACCACTTCATAGCCCACTGCGCCTTTTTCTCAATACACGGGACAGTTTGGATAGCTTCGAATAAATGTTTCTTTTCATCTGGATCTTTGATGTATTTATCTATCATTTTTGAATATGTTTCGCCATGCACCATTTCATTATGACATTGATATCCATAGAATGATCGTGCTTCGCTTATCTGGACCTCATCTGCAAAATTATTATTGATATTTTCGAAGACAATTCCATCAGACCCAGCAAAGAATGCAAGAATGTATTTTATAAACTTTTGTTCATTTTCATTCAACGTCTTCCAGTCGTCCATATCCTTTGAAAGATCGACTTCTTCAGCCGTCCAGTTACTCATTTGTGCCTTTTTGTAAAGATCCCAGAGATGGGGGTGTTTCAAAGGAAAGACTGTAAACCTGTTCAGAGATGGTTCCAATAGTGGTTCGTAGTCTTCCAAATAATCTTGAAACTCAAAAAAATTGCCTATCCGTTTATCACCAGCGAATATTTGAGGGTAGGAATCAAGCCTGTCACCACATAATTCTTTTAATTCTTCCTTTTCTATCATTATTTTTTCGTAATCCAGGCCATCTGACTTACATAACTCAACTGCGTGGTCGCAATATTGACATCCTTCCTTCGAATAAATTCGATATTTCATGTGTGCTGTGATATTATAGCTAAATATTTTTTGTTCGAAAACTCTAAGCATGATTGTACCATCCGAAATAATTGAGAATGATATAATAAAAGCGTTAGTAAACGAAGATGATGTTGAAGAAGAAATGTACGGTGTTGTGGCGATGAATACGGGAAATGTACTCGGGGTTCATTACCTTTCTCAAACCGAAAAAATTTACAAGTCTGCCTGTGTTTTTGAAATTGGTAGTGGGTATATGAATCCAGTTCCTTACGAAAGTCTTACAGAACATCATCCATGTGGTACTACGTTTCAGGATCTCGATATGAAGCAAATTGGTCAAAACATGTTTGTCTATTACTGCGATATAGACATCGAAGACGATGACAGTGAGATATATGAAGACTGTTCCGATTCCGAAACTGACTCCGAAATGGACGATTTCATAGTTCCGGACGTTGAAATAGAAACCATGGGACTTCCTATTGGACACGAAATGGTTGATAAAGAGTGGGAAAAATGGAAGCCATCAACCCCAGGTGCCAGAAGTTTTAAAGATACTGTTGATATGATTGAAATGCACGCAAAACGCATGGCTGATGAAATGAGTTTTTAATTCCTAAGTTTGCGTTCGATGACAGAAAAAATAAAAAATGCACATCGTATCAATATGCTGGCAGCTATTTGGTCGGATTTAGATATTTTACTCAAAGAAAGAGAACAAACAAAAGAGCCAGTAAATACATATTTTTGTAGAGAATGTGAATCTACCAAAGTCATATCACCCGAAGGTTTACCCGTTTGCTCGGAATGTGGTCTCGTAGAAGACAGTTTCGTGGACGAAAAACCAGAATGGACGAGTGGTATTACCGATGATGGTAAGGTAAACGATCCTTCTAGATGCGGAAATCCCAACGCAAACCCAGAATTATTTTCACAAAGTTGGGGTAAAAGTACAGTAATCTCCACTAAATACAATTCTACATACGAAAACAAAAGAATGGCGAGAATCAACTTCCATATGTCAATGAATCACAAAGATAGATCTTTGTTTCATGCATACAGAGACATAGATGAGGCTTGTCACACTCTACCAGAGAATGTCCTAAAAGAAGCTAAAATGATGTACAGGAAATTCAATGATGAAAAACTTACACGGGGTGCTATTAGATTGGGTATTAAAGCAAATTGTATTTTATATGCGTGTAAATTGGCTCAATTTCCAAGAACAACAAAAGAGATCGCAGATATGTTTGGTATCAAAAGTCGTGACATAAGCAGAACTACACAAATTTTTCAAGAAACGATGACGGGAAAGACTGAAAAATCATTCGTGACGAAACCATTTGATGTGATGCAACGACTTTTGAATTCTTTTGATGTATCTAGAGATGAAAGATTCAAGTGTAACAAAATGTGTGCAGCTGTAGAAGATTGTGTGGAACTCATGAGCAAGACACCAAATAGCATAGCATCTGCGATTATTTTACTAGTGTTAGATGGCAAGGTTTCAAAAACGGAAGTTTGTGAAAAATGTTCCGTATCCGCACCAACTATAAACAAAATACTAAACATAATTAAAAAATACTTAGAGGATAAAGATGTTAAATAAAAAATGGTATTGAAGGTATTTCTCAGTACACCTTGTTATGGGGGCTTGTGTTTAGAAAAGTATATGATTTCGATAATTAAATTACAGATGCGTTTCATTGAAGAAAATATTCAGTTATATATTGATACGACTGAAAATGAATCACTCGTCCACCGCGCTCGAAATGTTGCCGTCGGTAGATTTATGCAAAAAACAGATGCAGATTATTTTATGTTTATTGATGCAGATATAGATTTTAATCCGGAAAGTGTTATTCGGCTTATAAAATCTGGGCATGAAGTTTCTGTCGCATGCTACCCAAAGAAATGTGTCATGTGGGATCAAGCGGCGAATGCCATCAAAAATGGAGATGATCGTAACATGGCAATGCTTTCTTCAAGCCTGGTTTTGAACTTTGGGGCACAGCGTAGACAGGTAGAAAATGGTTTCATAGAAATTCTCGATGGTCCCACGGGATTTATGCTTATAAAAAGAGATGTTTTCAAGAAGTTGGAAAACAAGTTTCCAGAACTCTGGTGCAAAAATGACCACCAAAATAGAGATTTCGATGATTACCATGCATGCTTTGATTGTATGATTGATCCCGAGTCAAAGAGATATCTCAGCGAAGACTATGCATTCTGCCGACGTTGGCAACAATGCGACGGTAAAATTTTTGCGGATATTAATACAACTCTTGGACATGTCGGAAATTTACCATTTGGTGGTTGTATGAGTGAGAGGCTTAAAAATTAGGTTGTTATTTTTAATATGAAGTTTGCAACTATATTAGTTACAAGATCTAAGTCGTGCCACGTTAAAACGCTTCACACTATATTGAAGTTTAATATATTATGTATACAAACCGGCAACCAAAATCAAATTGTATTTGTAAACGACGACCCCTATGAAAAAGTCGAGACTGTTCAGAACTGTTTGAAATCTGGAAACTACGACCGTATTCTTTTTGTCGATTTTGGTGTGGGTGTTGATGAGGATTCTTTGAAACAGGCAACATTGCCACATGAAGGTTTGGGTTGTCTTGTATTTCCAGGTGTAAAAGAAGGCGTCGACTGGGAAATGTTTAAACAAAAGGTGAGAGACACCGAATGTTCAGAACCCACGAGTCAAATGGGTCTCCACTTTGACACAGAAGTTTCTAAAAAGATAGGAGAAAACATTTATAATGTGTCTTCTACAGGGGCCAGAGCTTGGGTTATGTTTACTAAGAATCTCATTAAACAAGCAAAAGATAAAAAAACAGGTAATCTCAAACTGCATCATAAAATGTTTGAAAAAATGAAAGAACAAGGTGTTAAAATTTATGCATATACATCATCTAAGTTAACGATGTCATACACACATGAGTGCATAAGCAACATTTTGTCCGCAGCTGGTGTTAAAGCTAGTTAAAGTTTTGGTTTAATTTCTTATATATCCGAAATGTTTGTAACGTCAGACAATCCACTTTACAAACACGTCGTTGGTTTCATCCATCATGTGTGGAATTCGAAGGATTACTTTCCGGGTCCACAACCTATATCTATAGAATATCGACACTTTCCGATTATCAAAAATAATGATTATGTTGTTTGTGAAAAGACCGACGGTGAAAGGCATATGCTGGTCGCACTGAAATTTGAAAATACTAATAAATGTTTACTCGTCAATCGTTCATTTAACATGTTTGAAATTAAACTAAACTTGAAAAGGGCTGCATACGAAGGAACCATTTTAGACGGAGAACTGTACGATGATACACTTTTAGTTTATGACGCCGTTTGTATAAATGGTGAGTATGTTGGGCAGTTTAACTTTTTAGAAAGATTTGACAGGTTTCAAAAGTTTACACGGGGAGTAATTGCTATGAAAAGTGACAAATATAAACTTAAATGTAAAAAATTTCATGCGATCAATGATTTTGAAGAGTTCATGGATAAACATTTACCATCAATAGAACAAAAAGTAGATGGTGTAGTTTTCACACCGGTGAATGAACCAGTGAGAATTGGTACACACGAAACATTATTCAAATGGAAACCACGGGAAAAGAACACAGTCGATTTCCAAATGAAATGGGACGAGAGATCTAAAGAGTGGAAGTTGTATGTACAAGAAAAGGGGAAGCTTATTTTCGAGTCTGCTATACCGCACAACAGACTAGACAACTACAATTGGTTCGAAGATGGTGCCATCGTTGAATGTATGTATATTACATGGGAAAGTCCTATGTGGTGGAAACCTCTAAAAAGAAGATATGATAAAACATACCCAAACAATCGACGAACCTTCTATAGAACTATAGTGAATATTCAAGAAGATATTCAACTCAAAGATTTTTTAGATTGTATATGAGCAAGTAATGTTCTGAAAATTTAGGTAGATCTTGCTGCGCAACAAACTCGTCGTTTTTGTAATACCATAGACCTTTATGTTTTGTAAAACTTACATAATGCCCTTTATTTTGATTACCCACGTGTATACCTGTGGCGATTAAATCGTATTCTAGATCTACTATCTTTATTTTTTCAATCGCATTTACTCTACTCTTTTTATCAAATGAAATCATTAGTATTTTAGGAAACTTTGAAAATACCATACGTGTTGTTGCCACATGATGAACAATACCTTTATCATCTTGAAAGTTCTCTATTGTATTCCATTTAAGACTATCATTTAACATTTGATTCATATCTGCGCAATGTGAATTTAGTATATGCATACTAAATATTTCTTCATTCGAAGAACGACCACCTGGCCATATAGTTTCTTGTATTTTATTTCCATAAAACCACTCTTTTATTATAGGTTGTGCAATTTCAAGTATATCTATGATACACATAACACAGTCTTGCATATCGTGTTGTTCGTTGTCATGGAACCTGGGAAACTTTTGCTGGAATAATTTGAAAAGTGATGTAATGTCAAGTGTTTTTATACTTTCATCTTTTGTCCAATAAAAATTAACAAGTTTCGAATAAAATTCTGTAAATTGACACCCACCCTTGTATTCATTATCTATAAAATGATTCGAAAGAACTGGAATTTGCAAAAGACATTGTAGTGAGCTATTGAAATAACATGTATTACTGAAGTTTTTAAACCCCTTCATTAAAGTTTATGAATAAAAAAGGCTTAAGTAAATGACGCATAATAAAAATGTAAGAAAAGATGAACATCGCAAACGTTACCAAAAAAGTTTTGCCCTTGTTCCAAGAACATAAAAATAAGGAAAATGTAGAAGTTGAGATGCGTCTCGGTAAATTCAATGGGAATATGTTTGACACGAATGTCTCCGAGGAAACTTTCAATCAGGTTATGTCGGGGTTGAGGAAATACAATAGATGGGAATCTGTCACAGAGAAAACGTACGACGTTTTTTACAACAACGAAAATAATGTACGTCTAACCGTAGACCAAGAAACCGAAGACCAAGTTCAAGTTCAAAAAGTAAATATCGTAAAAGAAGATTTCAAGCGATATAAAAATGCCCCATTAGATCTTCGTTTCAGTATTTCAAAAGAAACACCGATCGAAGGTGACTTCATTATGGATAGAAAAAGAACGAAAAACCGTGTCTCATTTTTGCGTAAGAATCTCAGCATAGATATGACGATTTCATCGGGTGATACAGAAGATATGGATTCTGAAAATGATACATGTTATCAGATTGAATTGGAAATCGTAAAGCTCGACTTGGTTTCCACGAGAGATGAACTATTCAACATAATTCACAAAATTAATGATTTATTTAATTTGTTGCCTAAGAGTAAATAATGATATATGTTTTATTATTAGTACTTGCATTTGTTTTTATGTTTGATACAAAAACAAATGTGAGTGAAATTGGTGGATCCTCTAACTTTTATCTAAGTGGTGGGATGTCACAAAAAAATTATGATAAAATAGAATCTATGGAAGATAAGCGTAAATTTATCTATCTAGAAGAAGAGTTCTTAGAACTTGAAAAACAAGCAGTAGCAAATTGTGTTGTGTTAACTAAACAAGCCATTTTCTTATCTAATAAAATAAAAGAAACATTTCCATACTTAAACTTTTCATACCATGGTTTACATCTTAAACAAATTGCGGAACCTACGAAAGTTATAAACACATACTTACTAGGTCAAGTAGGGTAATTAACGCTTTTTTATGCCCTTCACTTTCCATCCTTTGGTGATTATCTATGACATACATAATCAATTCATTGTCATATTCTTGCGAAGCATCGTTAAATTCAACTTCCAGTTTGGACGCCCCTTGAATTTTATCACGACCCTTGCGCAAATAATCACACGTGATATAAATAATACCATCTAAAAATTCTTCATTTGCCATTTCCAACCACGAATCTTTGGATGTACCCCAGGTTGTTGTGTCGGAGTTGACACGTACACCGTGTCCATATTTACTTTTACCAAGTTGCAGTCTTTGTAAAAGTAAACTTGTATGCGTTTTCATTATTCTAATATTAAATTGTTTTGAGTCTTTAACTCGGAAACAAAAATAAATATTTATAATCTTTTATATTTCTATTATAAATACCCGGTCTTACACCTCTTCCGTTAGATTTCAGTGCAAAAACACGGCCATATTTACCCACAATTTCTATACCAGCAGCTGGCTTAATTTCTTCTAAATCTCTAAAGTTATAACCACCACTTGATGTCGCTATATCATACCCTTCTTCAACGTATGACTTAAACACGGTCCCTCCATATGAAGCATCCCATGTCCACGCTGACCACGTTCTTTTTAACTTTGCATAGTAAGTACTACCATAAGTAACTCTATTGTTGTATCTCATAGTCCGCGCAAACCACAATTCATCATCATTGTATTCTTGTACACTTCCTTTTTTTAATTCTATAGTCGGTAGACCCTCAGATTTGGGAAACCAAAGAGCGGCAAGGTCACCTGAAAAAGCTATATCTTGATGTACGTCTGCAAATTCACCAACACCTTTAAACTTCATATAAACATTTTCATCATAAGTTCCAGAAAACTTTGCAGATCTTGGGTAAAATGGTAAGTTATGAACAGTGTCAAACTTTCCTAATGTGACACTGCTACCCGTGTAGTTTGTTTCACTGAAAAGCTCATATTTTGAATCGCATACCTTTTCACCACAAACCCCGTATTTAATATAATTATTATAATAGAGGCATGCCTGTCCACCTTCACCGGGGTATTTTTGTATTTTGTACACACTAGTTTCAACGGATTCACCTTTATCATTGCATACTTCCGAACACGTACGAACAAATCCAGCTTCACAATCTGGGCAGATTGTTGATTCACACGCTTGTGTACTACCTTCAATAGTTCGTGGGTATATATCAGGATCATAAAGACATGGTATACCCCCATTATCTGGTGCTTGCTTCAAAACATCTAACATGTATCTGCTTCTGTTAAGACCACATACCGGTGTGCATTGTGTATATTCCAATTGTGTTTTGCAGTTCTTTGGTTCATACGAAAACGTTGAAATTTCATCTCTGCGTCTTATGAATTTTCTATCAACACCAAAATTCATATCCAATTTTCTTTCGGCCATCAGATTGTCCGGAACCGGATCGTTTATGTAAAACCTTGCATAAAGTTCAGCTTTCACTACCGGTATGGAAAATTCAACAGTTAATATTTCATTGTTTCTTATGTCATATTCATAAAATTCATGGTAAATTATGTCGTCTTTATCAACGACCTGTATCACCCAGTTTTCTATGTAGTCTTCTGTGACACTTCCATTAGTCCAAGAAAATTTAAAATATATCTTGTCCATTACAATTAGTTTACATTTTATTTAACAATCTATAATCTTACAATCAACTTGTCTCGAATCACCGTAATCCGGGATCGGACATTGGCGCCCACCATTAGCACTTAATTTAGTGTGTCTGTACGTTTGATCTTGTTTACCCCAGCCACACGAAACTGTGCACGTACCTTCATTTTGCCATTCACTTTCACAGTTTACTGGTTCTGCGCTATGATTTGGAATAGAATTACCTGATAAAAATCTACCTACCTGGTCCCTGGTATTTATAGTTTTTTTTAATAACAAGTTTATATCAGAAGCGCTGTTTAAGTATACGTAAAGTTTACCGTAACTAAACTTGTAAGAATTTATATCCATAAATGTAATCCCGTCATTTAAATTAACAACCTTATATTTATAAATTGTTTCGTCTGGTTTTACTAACAAAAATATAAGCCTGCTATCCATGTCAACCAAATCATTCTTGGCCCATTTGATGTGTATTCGGTGTATTATATTAGACCAAACAGAAGCAGACATCTCTGCTATAATGGTACATTTTTATTCTGAAATGTTCCAACAAGAATTGCCTTGTTGTTGTTCATCTGTCATTTCTTTGTAAAGTTCTAAACTCATATCATCTAACAAAAATTTACCATATCCATCTGATCTTAAACCTATTCTTTTATATGAACGGTTATACGTATTATTTACATAAAAACTTGTTGCTTCATTTATTTCTACATTTTCAAAACTAGCTCGTGTTGCATCATTATTTATTGTCATGTATTTTTCACTCCCGTCAGCCAATTTAAAAATGATTGTACCGGGTACACTACCTTCTAGTATATTTACCTGACCTCCACCAAGTATAGTAGAAATACTAGACATGTTAGAGATAGTAAATGTAGGTGCTTTGGGGAGTGTGATATTTATATCAAGAGAACCGGGTACAATAATAGGAATCTCCTCGACAATGTTTTGTGAACTAATATCAACACCACCCCGTTCAATGACAACTTGATCAATAAAGTATATCTTATTAGATATCAATATATTTTCTTCGTTATAAAATTCAAATCTATTCCTTCCCATTATAGACACGGACGTATCAGGGTTCAAAGTATAAACACTTGTTAATATAGGATTAAGATACTCATATGTTTGAGTTGTGTCGTTTGGTAAAATATGTTTTATTTTTAGTTTATCTATGGGTCTGTCCATAGTAATTTCAAAGGCTATGTAAAAACCCCCATAAAAATCACTTAAATACAGTATACCATCTGTATCAAGTTCACGACGTTCAATAGACATTCTAAAAAAGGTGAAATCGGGTGTAGTCTTCTTGACTTCCTCCAAAAGATTGCCGTCTAAAATTGTAGAACCATCACCGGTTAAACGTAACTCACCCTGATCTCTGATATCGACATTTATGTCTATGTTATTATCAGTGTCTCGTTTGAAATATGAATATATCAACGAAAGTACAAAAATTAAAACAAGACTAGCAAAAATTATGACAAGTCCTCCGGTAGCACCAGACATCTAATAATAGTCTCGATTTTTTTTTTATTCATATATTTCAGAATGTCTCTTGATGATTTAGCAAAGAGAACACAATATGTTCTGATAGATTCAAACTTTGTCACAGGAACAAATAATACGTTCACTGTAGATTTGACTCTGAAATCTAACACACATATTGAAAATATTAACAAAGTCATAGGCTTAAAAATGGTGGATTTCTATATAACCCAGGTGGGTGACCATTCTACAACTACAAACTCGGATATAGCTAAATTTGTAGATATAATATGCCCAGAAATCCCAAAAGTTGCACAAATACTTGATGAACGCCATGGTCAAATTTTCGCAAGAGTGCCACTGGAAAGACATTTTGCTGGAACGTCTGATAATATCGTCAGAGACAAACAATGGAAATCTTTTGCTAGACCTACATCTCTTTTCAATCCGATATCAATAAAACAGTTATCTTTTGAATTATACGAATATCAAAGCGACAATGACTACAGACTATTACAACCAGATGCAACTTGGCATATGATATTAGAGGTGACAACTATAGACGTAAAAGAAAAGCCAAAAGATAAAAACGTGCAGTTATTACAAATTTTAGACAAGCTGTGCTCTAAAGTAGATAAGTTAAACGAAAATGTACAAAAACTTCCAGACAAAGAAAATTTGAAAAAACCTAAAAAGTATTCATTTGGAACTCTCGTTTTTATTCTCATGCTTATAGTCGGTGGATTTATTTGGTGGGTAAACAGCCCTGTTCCCGGGGGTCCACATCAATTTTAATTCAAAGCAGACATCTTTTTTCTTTTTACCGTGGATATTATACTTACCAATATTTGCGATTGGTTTGAAGTTTTTATCAAAGATGATATGTCTCATTTATTAAACATACACTGTACATTTAATAAATTACATTTAACTTAGGTTTTATATAGATATTTATTGTTCCGGAGCAGCTTCCGGGGTCGGGGTAGAAGAAGCCTTCTTAGTAGGTCGAGTCTTTTTGACTGGTGTGTCAGTCTTAGTAACACACGCACACTTACAGGTTCCAGCTTCACCCTTTTCACCCTTTTCGCCCCGGTCTCCCTTTTCACCACGGTCTCCCTTTTCACCGCGATCACCTTTGGGTCCCGGTTGGGTATTCCCACTATCTTCACCAACTTCATCGACGATTTTCAAAAGGAGATCGTAAAGTCGGGTCTTATCCATTCGTGGTCTGGAGAGTTCGTCTTTGATTTCTTTCTTGAGTCTGTCCATCCTAATATATATAAAGCTAAGATAATCTTTAAATGGAGATGATATTCGTAGGTCCAACTTTACTAAGTGGCATTGGGCAACACAATGCAAAATATAAACGTTTGTTCCCTGAATCAAAGTATTATGTCATAGGAGATAAAAACATACCCGAATGTGAACATGCTTTCCTTTTTACCATACCCATACAGTCGGCATTTGATTATATTCCATTCTTAAAGTCTAAAGCTAAGAAAGTATCCTGTATGACTGTATGTGAAACAGAGACAGTTCACGAAGACTATGGTAAATTATTTGATTTTTTTGATGCTATCTTGGTTCCAAGTGAATTTTGTAAACGGGTCTTTTCAAAGCAATTTCCAAACAAAGAGTTTAAGATTGTACATGCTCATATTCCACAAGAACCAAGACCATATGTATTTTATCATATAGGAAATATATTGGATCAAAGAAAAAATTTTAATAGTATATTAGAGGCTTTTATAAGGTTGCAATTACCAAATGCAAAGTTAATTGTCAAAGCAACATGTCAACAAGAGGTAAAAATCAACCTACCAAATGTGAGAGTCATTAATGGTCTTATAACAGATGATGAAATGGATGATATTCACAGAATGTCGGATTGTTATGTGAGTTTTTCGTCATCGGAAGGTGTTGGTATGGGTGCAATTGAAGCTTGTATTCGAGACAAGCCTGTGATTATTACAGATTATGGCGGGCCTCCGGAATACATAAAAACCCCATATTTGATAAAATGTGATAGACAGACTCTCAAAAATGATGATTTTTTATTTAAAAAGGGTATGGTTTGGGGTAAACCCAGTCTCGAACAACTCATGAACTACATGGCCGATGCATATAACAATCAAGTGAGGTACATGAATCATGAATATACTAAAAAGTTAGTTGGAAGTGAAAACATCTTACAAGAGTTCATCGTTAATGTAATTGGTAGCGAGAATGATAAGACCGATTAAGATAGTACCAGACATGATAGATTCTTGTTGGGCGATAATCATCATCACAAGGTCATCCACGACTTTGATACCTGTCGGCTTTTTAGCAATTTTAGGAATAAGAGTGCTGATAGTTAAATAAATCGCCATTGCTATTATAACAGGTCTAAGACTTTCCTGATCAAGAAACATTTATATTAGTCAGCTATTTTAATTTCGCCAAGTTGGTTTATAATGTCATCCATGCCCGGAACTGATTCTTCCTTTTTATTGTGTTTTCTACAAAAATTACCACAAACAGCCTTGAATGAACACATATTTCCAGACATTGTAATCGCCTTGCATGTTTTGTTTTTTGAAATCTGTTCTCTTGACATTTCTGGTGCTTTTTCCAACACAACAATCTTAGTTTGTTCTTTCTTTTGTTTTATATCTCTGTACCTCTGTTTAATTTTCCAAGTTGCATCCGCTAACTTGTAGCATTTATCATTTGGTGTTCTTAAACGATACATTTTAACCGCATCGTTTAAAAACACATTCCACGTTGCGTCACGAACTACTTGCATTTTATTTGTAATTTTACAAAACAATTTCTAACTTAGGTAATGAAGTTACACATAATTCAAAAATATGGCAAGAATCACCGCAACAATTGACAATGGAACATCGTACATTGGTGGATTAGTTCCTTGTGTCCACTTTGTTGTAAAAAATGTAGTTATAAAAAGACCCAAAATACGCATTATGGCCTCGAAGTGAACGTTGAGTTTCATTATTTAATTATATGTATTTTTTATTTTGCAGCGCCACCACCTACTTGGGCTAGATACATATCAACATCGCCGGCGAAGTCTGGTACCTTTTCAAGTGTTCTTCTCGTTACCATGTCCTGGACATTCATTATATGTTGTCTAAACTTACTAACATCTATACCCGTTAAACGGTGTATTTGTGCATCAGTAGCTATATCCATAAGAGCATACAAGTACGCAACGGCATAATTTGAATGCACGGTTGCCAATACAGGCGACCCGTCTTGTTGTGCTGTTATGGCGTATTGTGCACTTTGTTTAATAAGTCTATTTACACTGGTATTGAAAGATTTAGATCTATTTTGCATTATCAAAAACATAATAACAACAGCACCTATCAAATAAAGATAAGCCATTCTCTAATTATAGTTGTGAAAAAAAATCTATAAAATTATAAGCATGAAGATAAATTGGAAATCTACGTGTTACATTTGTTTAGCACCACTCGACCCTTATTACAGAGAAGCTATTGACTGGGAACTTCGGTTATTTGATAAATATTTACAAAATTCCAATTTATCATTTGAACTTAACAATACATATATAATTAATAATACATCTGTATGTAAATGTTGTTATATGAACGGCCCTATAAAATATAATCCACGTATAGATTCACTTCGGCAGATAGGGGCTATTAAACTTATTAGTCCAAAAACACACTCGATTACAAGGAATGAACTAAAAAATTGGATAAAAGATTTTTACAAAATTCTAGAAGAGAATAAACCTAAGTAAAGAAATGACTCCCTAAAAGTTAAAGAAAGATGGGTGAGAGCGTTCAAAAACTTACCCACATTGAACATGTCCTTAAGAGACCCGACTCCTATGTGGGTCCAGTGGAACTTGGGACAGAATCGTATTGGATTCTTTACAAGACTGACAACAAATTCAAGAAAAAGGATCTATCATACTCACCCGCTCTTCTCAAAATATTTGACGAAATACTCGTCAATGCCATTGATAGAAACTCAACACACCCCAAGCATGTTACAAACATCTCGGTTGAGGTAGACAAAGACGTGGGGTCTGTGACTATTGAGAATAATGGCCCTCTTGGTGGTATTGGTGTCAAGATGCATGAGAAGGAGGGGGTGTGGAATCCCGAACTCACTTTTGGACACCTACTGACAAGTACCAATTATGACGATAACAAGAAGCGAATCGTGGGTGGTCGCAACGGATATGGTGCCAAACTCACCAATATCTACTCTTCCGAGTTTTCAATCGTGATTAAGGATCACGAAGCCAAGAAGACCTATACACAGAAATGGACTGATAACATGACCAAGTGTCACGAACCAAAAATTACAAAACATTCTGGGGCGACGTCTTCGGTGTCCATCACTTTCATTCCAGATTGGAAGAGATTTGGCATGGCAAAGATGGATGCCTCAATCTACAAGATATTTGAGAAGAGAGTTTGGGACGCAAACATCTGTACGACACCCAACTGTAAAGTGAAGTTTCAAGGTGAAGCCCTATCCAAGACACCCTTTGAGGCCTATGCCAAGATGCACGAAGGTGTCACCAATGTGTGTTCAGTTACAACCGATCGTTGGTCAGTGTGTATTGGTCCCTCCGAGAATGGCCTCGAACAAGTATCATTTGTGAACGGTATCTCTACAACAAAGGGTGGAACTCACGTGGATCACGTGGCATCCTATGTTGCTGCGGGTGTCATCGAGGAGATGGCAAAGAAGATTAAGTTGAAGCCGCAACAGGTCAAGAATACATTCAATATCTTTGTAAAGGCAACCCTCGAGAACCCGACCTTCTCGAGTCAAGTCAAGTCTGAGTGTACCTCAAAGGCTCAGGACTTTGGAAGTAAGTTTGAACCACCGAAGACATTCATTAAGAATGCCCTCAAGACTGGTATTCAAGATGAACTCTTGGCACTCTCCAAGTTCAAGGAGATGAAGGAACTCTCAAAGTCTGATGGAACCCGTAAGTCCAAGATTACGGGTATTCCCAAGTTGGACGACGCGAACAAGGCTGGGACAGCACAATCTGGGAATTGTACTCTCATTGTGACGGAGGGGGATTCTGCGAAGACTCTCGCAGTCGCGGGTCTTTCTGTGGTTGGTCGCGATCACTATGGTGTCTTCCCCCTTCGTGGGAAGTGTAAAAATGTTCGGGATGCCTCTGTAGCGCAACTCACATCCAATCAAGAGTTTAATGATCTCAAGAAAATCTTGGGTCTCCAACAGGGTAAGGAATACACCAGTGTATCTGAACTTCGCTATGGACGTCTGATGATTATGACAGACGCCGATAATGACGGTTCACACATCAAGGGTCTCATTCTCAATATGATTCACTATTTCTGGCCAAGTTTACTCAAGTTGGGCTTTGTTGTCTCTATGGTGACACCAATCATCAAGGCTACGAAGGGTGCCACTGTGAAGTCGTTCTACACAGACTCCGCGTTCCGTACCTGGTACGGCAATGGACAAGCGGGGTGGAGAATTAAGTACTACAAGGGTTTGGGTACGTCAACGTCTGCCGAGGCTCGAGAGTATTTCAAGAAGATCCAAGATCTCACCGTCAAGTTTGATATGGATATTATGACAGATAAATCTATCGTTCTCGCATTTGACAAGAAGAAGGCGGATGACCGAAAGACTTGGCTCCTCGAGAGTACCGCGAAGGAGGCAAAGGACCTCGAGGTTTCCTACGGGTCAATCAAGAAGTTGGACATCACCAATTTCATCCATAAGGACTTGGTTAACTTCAGTCTGGCGGATCTCAAACGCTCTATTGCCCATATGGCAGATGGTCTCAAACCCTCACAACGCAAAGTGATGTTTGCGTGCTTTCATAAGAATCTCAAAGATGAAATGAAGGTGGCGCAATTGGCGGCATATGTTGCGGATAAGTCCTCCTACCATCACGGTGAGGTCTCCCTCGCAGATACTATTGTGAAGTTGGCGAATGACTATATGGGCTCAAACAACATCAACTTACTTCAGCCGTGTGGTCAGTTTGGTACTCGTCTTATGGGTGGTAAGGATGCGTCACAAACGCGTTACATCTTCACCAAGTTATCCAAGGAGACCCGCAAGATCTTTGATCCCCGTGATGACCCAATTCTCAATTACTTGGAAGATGATGGTCGTCGGATTGAACCAGACTTCTATATGCCAACGCTCCCCCTTGTGCTCGTGAATGGTACGGAGGGTATTGGAACTGGATTTAGTTGCTATGTACCACCCTTCAACCCCAAGGATATCAAGGATAATATCCAGAGAGTTCTTGATGGCAAGGCTATCGTACCTATGCGACCATGGTTTAGAGGTTTCAAGGGGATGGTTCACAAGGAGGAGGACACATGGATGATGGAAGGTGTTTGGAAGTGGTCAGGTACAAATATTGTAATCACCGAATTACCACCAGGACGATGGACACAAGATTACAAGGAATACTTGGATGGACTTGTTGAAAAGAAGTTGATTGGGGGGTTCACAAACAATTCCACAACCGAAGATGTTGATTTCGAAATATTTGGATACAACGGAAAGGATCTCGTGAAAGACCTCAAGTTAAGAAAGTCGTTCCATACATCCAACATGCACTTGTTCCACCCAGAGAAGGGTATTCATAAATACACGAGTCCCGAAGAAATTCTCAAAGACTTTGTAAAGCTTCGATCCGATCACTACATCAAAAGAAAGGAACACTTACTCAAAGTTCTCGAAACCAAAGCAACCATGTGCGGCTATAAATCTAAGTTTGTCACCATGGTCATCAACGGGGACATCGTAGTTTTCAAAAGAAAGAAGGATGATCTTGAGCGACAATTGGCTGGTATTTTCCCACGAATCAACAACAGTTTCGATTATCTTCTCAATATCAAGACCGTGCAATATACCGAAGAATGTGTCAAGGAACTCCTCAAAGAATCAAACCAAGCCAGGGATGAACTCGAAATTATGAAAAACACTAGTCATATTGATATGTGGAAAACGGATATTAAAAATATGTAAGCAATAGTAGATATGGGTGAGCCTTCCGGGGCACGCACCGCTGCCATCGTTGCTTTGAATGCACTTGGTAAACAAGATAGATATTTAATAAGTGAAAATTTAAATGATTCTTTATTTGATTACACCGAACGTCGCCATGCAGATTTTAGAAAATACCACAGGGTGACAAATGTCTCGAATCCAAACATTAAAAGTACATGGCCTTTTGGAGAAAAGATAAAGGTGACATTTAATCCTCAAAATATGGGTGATCTTTTGAGTAACATGTACGTTCGCATAAAGATACCCGCATTAACAGCCCCCCAAAACTATGCCGACCAACTTGGACGTCATTTGATAGAAAGTGTTGTCATGCGCGTTGACGAACTTGAAGTGGAAACATACTACGATGATTGGTCTATAATATATGACGAACTGTATTCAGAAATTACAGAAAAGATAGCAAATAGATATCTTTTAAATAGAGGTCTTCCGTATGATAGTTCAGATGGCGGTGCAGCCTTTGCAGAATATGAGTCTGAATTGGTAATACCTTTGCATTTCTTTTTTTCTAGAAAGTATGCTAGTGACGATTACTCTTCGAATAAACCCAATAGACCTTACTTTCCTTTATGTGCGATTTACAAACAAAAACTCGAGTTTGAGTTCAATTTCCATAAACAAAGCTTTTTTACAGACTCTCCCAATTCTATATCTCTCACAAACTTTGAAATAGTAACTGAAGAGATAACCATTCCCGCAAATGAACGCATGTATTTTATGAAAGAGAAGCAAATGTTAATTACAGATGTAGTAAAAAGACATCCCAGTACCGTGACAGAAGTTGGAAAGCATGCGATAAAAAACAATATAGTCGCAAACATACCAGTAAAATGTATTCATTGGTTTTTTAGAAATTCGTTGTTTGAAAATGAGGACGTAATTAAAGAACCAAGTGAGACGGAAGAAGGTAAGTTTTACATTCACAATCGTTTTAATTTTTCATCAAACGTAAACTTTGATCAAACATATACATTCTTCTCGCCAGTCATGTATGATGCAAAGTTTCATATAAATGGAAATAGGTTGCCAAATTTAACATCTACAAATCATTCATTTTACAAATATCTGGTTCCATTTCAAAAAAGATTGTCGAGACCTATAAGAAATATTTATACATATTCCTTTTCGATGAATCCCATGAACATAGAACCCTCGGGTAGTTTAGATTTTAGTAACATACAGTCAGAAAAGACGAACATTGATATCCAATTGGAGCCAATTTTGACTGAAAGTTATACATTACATATGTACTGTACAGGGTATCAAACATTTACGTTTGAAAATGGATTTATGCAACTTGCTTATTGAACAATCTCGTTTTGTTATCACTGATATAGTCAAGGATGTCATTTTTTATACACCACTTAATGAAATTTAATTGTGCCAAGGTTGTTTGAATTTGTTCATTTGAACCTGGAATGGTATACTCAAATTTATCTGATCTGCAAAATGGATCAAATAATTTTTTACTGTACCCATCTAAAGATGATTTGTAAGCACAATGAACTAAAAATTGTTTACCATCACTCGTTGTATAAGACACATTGTTTTTCTTAGAATAATTCGTGATAAACCATTCAATATTTCTAAGAGAGATACCACTCTTTTTGTCTAGTATATTCTTTAATATTGTTCTATTCTTTTCTTCATTGTAAAAATTATTTATTGATGTTAGTAGAATATCTGTTTTACTCATTACATAGCATGGTACTTAAATCTCTAAGTCTCTTTGAGCCAATTTCGCAGCCCGGGCATCCGGCTGTATAACCCTCCGAAAGACTGTGTGTATGTGTGTTACTTCTTTTAATCTCAACTGGTTCTATTTTTTTACTTTGGTGTAAGTGGTTTGCACAATACCCATCAAATTTACCCTTACGAGTGCATCGTTTACCATCGAGTTTAATACCTTTACAAATCATATCATTTGTATTTTTACCTACATGTGTGGGTAAATCACGAACTAAAAGTTCTATAGAAATTCCGTGAATTTTTGAAATCTTTTCTATGTATGTATTTATCTCCGCTTGAAAACGCCTATTTACCTCTTCATCTATCATGCGGGATATATCATCGTTAAGACTCATGACTTGATAATATTACTCTCGTAGTTTTTAAATAACTCTTCAACAGATTGACCCTTTTCATTTTCTTTTATAGCGATTTTAAGCCTCTCTTTCAATTCCGTGACCTTTCCAGATGAATCAAGACCCATTTTTTTACATTCTTCGATAAGTTGATCCTTCTTCATGGTACTCAATGAAAGCCCCTTTTCTTTTTTCTTTGGTGGTGGTTTGTGTTGAGCTATGATTTCGCCAAAAATTTCCTGTTTGACGTTATCAAAAAGTGGTTCCAATAGATCGCACACAGGAGTCAAAAATTTATTTACAAAGTAATAATGATAATCGATCGGGAGATCGTTTTCCTCTACATATTTTGGATCTTCGCTTTTTTCGTACGCCTTTGCTTTGGAATCTTCAGTTTTTGTGAGAAGATACTGAACTCGGTCTCCAGATTGTGGTTCAGAGCCAGGTTTACGTTGACGCATTTTGTTAAAAACTTGTACATGCGCCATGCTCACATCTTCACTTAAATATCTACCCAGTTTATCGTCATATTTAGTGATAGAAACAGGCTTTCCATTTATTTTATAACTATCGGCGAGTGTTTGGCTTAGAAGAAGTTCGGTGTTTGTAACGTCACCGGTAAGGAGTTCGAGAGCTCTTTCTCTTGCCAAATCAATCGCCGGTTCTTTGTCGTCGCTATTCAAAACTACATCTAACAGTTCTTTACAAACACGCCGAACGTGGGGTGTGTTATCCCGTCGAACAAGCTGTAGTCCCTTTACATCAATGTAGTCCATATGCATTTTTTCGTCTTTGTCCTTTGTCCATAATTTAGCGGCGTAACGTTTCTTACTATAGAGAAAATAAGGATAATAAACCTTTTCAAGTTCCAAATTATTAGGCTTCTTGAAGAGAGCTGAACACTCTTCTGCCGCCCTTTCGCCGATTTCCCAGCTATAGGCAATAGCTTCTTCACCTGTTCGACCCCCTACATCAAACTCAACCATGACTGAATCAGTATCACCATATCTTACTTTAGATCCAGGAAAATGTTTTTCAACATAATTCTTCGTCTCTTCAATCATCGAACGACCTTTAGAAGTCGTGGTAGAGGCAATAGGAACACAGGGGAGGATACCTTTACCGGCACCAGTAAAACCGTAAACTGAGTTCATGGAAATTTTATAGGCGAGTTGCTTACCGTTATAGACCTCTTTCATAAACCCAGTTGCTACAGCCATGTCCTTTTTGGCTTGCTTACGGAACTGTTTCAATTCGAGAAGAATCGCAGGTAAAAGACTTGGAACATCTTGGGCAAACTTATATGTTCGATCGGCAATCTTGAAAGTTTCATATGTAATTCCAGGAATCGCCCCATACCTCTTTTCATCCATAACGTACGAAGAATAACACAAGTTATGCGCCATCATAATAGATGGGTACAGGGATTCAAAATCTAGAGCCGTAATTGGTGCGTAGTATGCACCCTTTTGTGCTTCAAGAACGGTTGCCCCTTCGTATGGTTCTTGTGGAATCGCCCCATAGCGAATAGTTGGAACCATGAAACCAAGCTCTCGTGCTTTTTTAGTAAGCTGCGAAAACACCTTAATCTGCTGTCCTCGTTCAACCAAAAAAGATGCAGGCACCCATGTAGCTTTCGCCATTTCTACCAAATTTAAAAGTGTACACAATTTCTTCATAAGCCTGTGTGGGAGTAGTGTATCCTTAATACAATATTCTGCAACCTCTCTTAATTTAATCGGATCTTCTTCAATAAATCGAGCGAACATCTCCTTTGCGGGCATGTCAATTTTTTGATCACCAAGGTACAGTGTGGAAACGTTGTTTAGGGAATACGAATCTAGTTTATATCCTTTCTTCACTTCATGGAATAAATCAAAAACAAAACGACCAGGCATTGGTAATAACTTGAGCAAATTATCACCCAAAGCACTCGAACTCAATTTTTTAATCATGAGATCGGATGGTCTATCTTTCAACTTACCCAGGTTGAAGAAATTGGGGTTACAACCTGCTACATAAGCGCGTTTGAATATATACTCAAGATCAAATCCAAAAATGTTCCATCCAGTTAAAATATCGACATCATTCTTTTGTATGTATTTTTGAAAAGCTTCAAGCATCTCCTTCTCAGTGTCATAACTTTTGATGTTACACCCCTCAAGATTGGGATCAGTCTTTTTAAAACAAAGGCACGTCTTATCATACGGTTCATCGCTCCCAAATTTACACAATGTAATCGCAATTTGGAAACACGCATCACCGGTTACATCTGCATCAGGAAACTTACCAGTCGAACTGTTACATTCAATATCAAACGAGGCGACTACAAAAGGTGCAATATCATCTCTCGCAACCGGTTTCAGAGTCGTCCAATCGTTACAAAATAAATCAATATCTACATTTGAAATGTTTGTATTTATACATTTTTCACCAGTTTCAAGCCAGCCGGTTGATTGAATTCCGGTTCGATGCATCAGGCGCAACATTGGATCAATGTTAGATTCAAAAACTTTCACTTTAAAAGGCCCCGAAGAAAGTTCCAAGGGTTTCTTCAAAAATGAATCAACTCGACGCCTCGCCTGAAGAGACACAAAGTCAAGCTTCATGAATGGAAATTGTTGATTGTTTTGAAATCCCCAGACATCCTTTGACTTTGTTACAGAATAACAGAGTAAAGAATCTGGACACTTTCTATCTATGATGTCATAAATCTCGCGGATTGTTTGTTGTGAAACTTTTCCCGGAAGCTTTACAAAAAAATACGGGGTGAATGCAGTCGTGACAGACACGGATTTGCCATCCTCGGTTTTGCCAAAAATAGTAATCAGGTGCTCGTCATTTTCCTCAGTATCTCGGGCTTCCCAAGTAAGTGCTTGGAAGGCTACCATTGTGTTATCATCGAGCCAAAATTTTAATATACTTTTAATATAAATGTCAGCAGCTTTGATTGATCTTGTGTCGAAGGGTGCCCAGGATGTGTATATCACAGGTGAACCCCAGGTCAGTTTTTTTCGTCAAAATTACAAACGTCACACAAACTTTTCCATGAAACCGGAACGCATGGACTACATTGGTACCTTTGGTTCCAACAATGAAATTACAATTCCCGTTCGTTCGAAGGGTGATTTGATGAGTTACATCTGGATAGAAGCTCCCAACATTTCCAATGTTATGTCCAACAACGACGGTCTTTTCTCAGCGGATGCTTCTAGTCCGACCGAAATCAGCTTATGGATCGGTGGCCAAAAGGTTTGTCAAATGGACTCTTTGTTTATCCAAGGTGTCTACAATCCACTCTACAGAGATGGATCTTCTAAGGCTTCGTGCACTGTTTCTACAAACATTGTGAAAGGTAACGCACTTGGTATGGGTACAAATACTGGAAGTGATTACTTCGTGTTGCCGTTCTTCTTCAGTGAAGATTGGACAAAGTGCTTACCGTTAGTGGCTCTCCAGTACCACGACGTTGAAATTAAAATTAAGTGTCGTGATGGTCTCTACACAGGTATGAGCACACCGCCGTCTCCGAAGATCTATGGTAACTACATCTATTTGGATACCGATGAGCGTAAGTTCTTCACGGATGTGGACCATGAAATTCTCATTACACAAACACAATATCAACCGATCAACCCGACCGATACTGATATTGATTTGAGCTACTTCAACCACCCAGTCAAGGGTATTCACTTGGTTTCTGGTAACGCTACAGGAGCTAACTGGGATGAACAGTTTAAGTTTAATAATTCGAGTCTTTACATCAATGGTGTGACCTTGTTTGAAGATACAACGAGCACTTACCACCACAACGTGGTTCACGAAATGCATTGCACAGACCTTCCGGACGATGTTCTTCGTGATTTACCGACGTTCACGTGGCCGTTCTGCTTAACACTCAGTAAGCAACAACCGACAGGTTCGATCAATTTTTCCAGAATTGACACTGCCAAGTTAGTTCTCGATGCACCGACGGGTGGTAACACACTTCATCGTATTTATGGTGTGAACTACAACATTCTCCGTATCAAGAACGGTATGGCTGGGGTTGCGTTTGGGAACTAATTTCGATGTCCACGGGTGGGGCATCTAATATTTCGACTTCGTATTTTTCGTTATTTGATTTAGATATTGCAGCTACACGACATATCTTTGCTGTTACTACAGGTCCGTGTCTATCTGTCACTATAACAGGTGGGCAAACTAAAACTAAAGACATATTTCTTATATATGATTTATATTTAAAAATATCAATAATATATAAGATTAGGATGGATCTCGTTCCTATCAAACTTATCAAAAATAAGGATATTCGTAACCACCTCTTGAGAGTCAAAGGTGAGAATGCCGAAATTGACACATCTGACTACATTGAGCGTAAAATGAATACAAACCTCGCGGCGAGATATCTCATGGCTATTGAAGATGCCTCGGAAATGGCTAAGCAACTCATCCAGAGACCTGGCGTCTTTGAACAAATCGCGAAAGACATCAAGAAGGAAGCTGACTATGATTTCAAGTTTAAGTGTCGCAGAACATCCAATATGACTAAACCTGCAAAAAATCGTAAGGGTGCCGAGTATCTTCATATCTCACACACCTATGAGAGTGGTGATGGTCACTACGCACTCGCAAAAGTGAATCACAACAAGAAGGAAATCACGTTGTTCAATTCAATGGGTGCGGGTCAGTCAGATTTCAGAAATGAACTTCGTACAGTCTACGGAAATACCTACACATTAAGAAACAAAAACTCTTCCTTCCAACCGACGGGTGGATTTGTGACCACGAACACAGAAAATTACAAACAACTTCTTAACAACGTAAGTGTTAATATTCGGAACAAGAAATTTCTTGAAAGGTCTTTTGAGATTTCACAATATGACGAGTTGTCACAACATCACTTTTGCTACATTGAAGCTTTTATTGCTATGATGCAGGATACATTGGGAACACCCATCGGTCCAAAGGATCCAAGAGATCGCCTCGAATTTGTGAAGAAGGTTGTGTGGGGACTTCTACATAAATATACTCCACCATCAAATAGAACTTCACTCAAATGGAAATACTTTGTGACGAACTTTCGATACTTTCTTAGAATTACGAATACAAATGGTCAAAGATTTAGATTGAATCATGTGGCTCAAGTTCCTAAAGATGTTGAAAAAGTTAAAAGAACTGTGATGAAACTTAAAGTCCCAAAGGGTATCAATAGTTCTTGGTCACTCACACAAATTATGAATTGGGCAGGAAGTAAAATGTGAGCTTATAATAAATGTTTCCAGCCCTGATTGTCGGAACTCTCGCGGCTGCTGCGACTTACACATTTTTGGGGGTAAACCTCGTGAGTGCCGATAAGGCTAAGGCGATGATTCGTTCAGGAAAAATAAAGAAGGTCATCGATGTTCGCACAATGGCAGAATACAGAGCTGGCCACTATCGGGGTGCTCTCCACATTCCGGTGAATAAGATTAACAAGAAGACTACCACAGAACTTCCAAAGAAGGGACTACTCGTTTACTGCAATACTGGGCAACGGGCCAGATTTGCGGCAGAGAAACTTATTGAATTAGGTTTTGAAGATGTTTATTACATTGCTGGTCACTACTCTACGCTACAGTGAGACCTTGGATGACCTCATTCGTCTTTTCATACATTCGCTTCGCATAGAACTTCTCATCCTTGACTTGTTCCCAAATCGTCAATCGATACTCCAAGAAATCTAAGAATCTCTCAGGGTCTCGTTTGGACTTGTAACGAACCTTTTCACCCTTCATAGCCTTTTCCATCGCAGCAAGCTTGGCTTCAAACATACGCTTCTGCATAGCCTCGGGGGTTTCACGGGAAAGTGCTTCATCAGCCTTCTTGAGAGACATTTTTATGTTATATAATCATAGTATCTTTATGTTTGTAACAGTGAGTATAATTGCAATCGTAACTTTAATTCCAATTGTACTCGTGTGTATATCGAGAGATGTCGCAGTCTAAGACGATTATTTCAGCTTGACACCCAAAATTCTCCGCAGCTTCTGAAGAATTTGATTGTCTGGAATGGCCTTTCCAGATTCATATGAATTGATGACATTTGCCGGAACGCCAATGGCGACGGCAAGATCCTTTTGTGTTTTGAAACCCTTACCAATCCGAGCCTGTTGAATTGTTTTGGCAAGGGAAATGCTTACCTTTTCATGCGTTCCCAATTCTGTACTATCCAGCTTTTGTTCCTTTGTTACTTCTCTATGGGGGACATTGACAGTTGTTCTCTTACCCAACGTTCCCTTCCCATGAATTATAACCGAATTCCAATCCTGGTGTTCCATTTATATTATCATCGCCTAAAAACTTTAAGGCTTTGTTACGACGGTTGGTTACTGTGTTTACACTCACCCCCAATTCTATCGCCAATGTTTGCCGTAATAGTTTTCGAGTATATATTGCGAGGTTTCGTCTAGCCCATAGAGAATGTTTTCTTTTTCTATATACGAAGGTATCTCATAACATTGGAGTTCTTCGTATATAGGTGTTCTACTCATATAATTTCTGCACGACCAATAAATACACGGATACGCATACGTTGTGAACTTAAATCCAAGCTCCGGTTTGAATCTTTTGGTTGCATGAACAAGTGCATGGAATCCTATACTATTCATATCCTTTCGTGAATGTATACCACGATACTTTGGAAATGTTTTATAATATACATTGTTTGAAATTTTATACGCAAGGTTGATATGGTTCGATATTAGTTCTTTTCTATAAAGATTCATCTTAGTACATTAACAACTCTATTTTTTAACCGGCCCTAAAACAACTTCGGGTGTAAGATACTTTTTTAAAACATTGGGTGGGTGGAGCATATCAAATTCTTCGGTTGCATCTTTTCCGGCAAATAACATAATTGCCTTCTTCCCACCCGGGTGATCTGGTAAAAACTTTGTGAGGTCGTACACAATATCTCTTATAATAACCCAACAGTCTTGTTCGTTATTATGTTTAGCTATTTCATCGAGTGTAAATTCTTTTGGGTTTACGTGGTCGTTTAATACCTTTACTCTATTTGTTACTTTATCCATACTCATGTGTTGCGTCTATTTTTTAATAGTCTATCAAGTCTTTCTTTTTCTTTGTTTGGAAAAATTGTAAGTTGCATGACTTCTCCATCAAGATATACCTGACCATGGTTTTTTAATCTTTCATGTTTTAATACTTGCTCAGTTCTAACAAGATTTACACGCATCATTTTCATGTGTGAAGGTTTGCTGTGATGCACTGCGAGTAAAGCGGCATCTCTTTTAGTTTCTTTTGGAATTGTGTTTTCTTCGTAACAAATGACTACATGTGATCCAGGACCACCATCAATATGCATCCACCACTCGTTGGGGTAGCTGGAAAATGTTAAGTCGTCATTCTCTTTGGCATTCTGACCAACTTTAATTTGAATACCATCTAATGACTTGTACGTGTACATTTAATTTTAGATACAATTTTTCTTTTATATGATTAAAAATGATCTATCTGTAGTTTGTTCTATTTTGGTAAAGCTGATGTCTTTAATTTTTAAAATCATATTCATTACATTCGAAGAAGAAATCGTCATGCATGGTTCAATAAATATCTTTTTATTGTTCTCGACGATTAATGGACCAGGATTACCGACAGTAGATAACAAAAAATTGTACATTATAAAATATCTTAAAATATTTGCTTTATTTAACTTAATTTCGATGCTTAGAAAATACCTAAGTTATATTTATAAAGTGATATTCTGTATGAAGATGGATTACAATAGATTACTAAAAATTATAGAAGAGGGTGATATCAGAGGTCTTCGTGAGAGTGAAAAGGAATTAGCTATGTACATAGATTATGAGATGCGAACCGAATCTAGTCCAGATTACGGAGAAGACATGTATCTAATATACCACTTAACAAAATATCCAGAGTGTGTGATAGGTCTTCGTATGTTTGAAATTTTTAGATGGGTGTGTAGAAACGAATCACATTACCATTGGTACGAAGTCATGCGAAAAATGGCATATCCAGCACTATGTGGTGCTTTAAAAAGTAAAAACATAAAAATACTCGATCATTTAATTTGTCATTTAGATGAATCAGAAGTTTATAAGAACCTACCGGAAGACGAAAATGATCCGATTAATAAATGGTATGACGAAAAGTTTATTACCTAAGTGGTATATGAATTTCACAAAAAATAACTTCTAAAATGAATATCTCCAAAGCTATTCAACGCGGTGACCTTGAGGCTCTTAGAGCCAACGAACACGAAATTGTACAAGATGTGAATGACATGTTAGAACAATCTAGCATCGTATGGGAAAATTACATTACCTATTGGATGGCGTCACACCACGATCACGAAGTTGCCGTCGATATGTTCAAGGTATTTTTGAACACCTGCAAAACTGCTTTCAAACAAGACAAGTATGAAGAAGTGGTTAGTCTTTACGCACACCCAACTATGATTGGCGCTATGGCCACGAAAAACTTAGAAATTTTAGACTTGCTCAAAGGTTACATCAAAGAAGATGATTTAGAGGAAGAGATGATAACGCAACACGGAGAAACTTTTCTTAGTTTATAATAAGTATGGCGAAGCTTGCGGATCTTGTCCATATTGCCAACAATGCCAAGACCAACGCTCAGAAGAACGCAGTCGGCGAACAGGTAAAGAAATTATTGCGCGGGAAGAAGGCCTGTGACCCGAGTGAACTTTTTTCAAACGTAGATCTTCGTATAGAAAAGGGCAAGAACCTCAGAAAGATTGGTGAGGGAGTCTATGGCGCCGTGTTTTATGGATGCCTCGAAGATAAATGTAAGACAAAAATTGCTATGAAAGTTACTGTTGAACCCACTGCTAAGATGGAATTTCGTATTGCGGAAAAGTTGAAGGGTATGGGTGTACCGCGTGTGTATCACTTTAAGAACTGTGGTCCCAATGATGTTCTTTATTTTGAATATGTTAAAGGTGAAACTCTTCAACAGTGGATGAAGAAGCCGCAAACAGACGAAGCTTATCGCTCTCTAATTTCACAACTTGTCAGGAACTTGAAGAGAATTCATGAAAAGTATCCAAAGTTTAGACATCATGATCTTCACTGGAACAATATCATTGTGACGGAAGGTAACAAACCAACTATCATTGATTTTGGTCTTTCGACGATTGAAGGTATTAGAAACCCGAATGTCACCAGCGGTGATTACAAAAATAATGGTATTTACACAAGATCACATTACATGTATGATGCGCATTACATTCTCAACATCATTCGTCGCGCTACAAATAAACGTCAAGTAAAAAAATTTGTAAGAGATTTATTTCCAAATAAATATCTTGTGAAAAAATCGAATGTGGTTAATTTGGGACGTCTCCGTGTTGTGGAACACACGGGTCTCCCTACATATAACGATATCTTGAAGCACTCATTCCTTCAACCAAAGAAAAAAGTTGATAATGTTATTCGAAAAATTTTACCAAAGAAGCCTGCGATCCCTATTAAAAAGACTGTGGTGTCGCAAGCACCTAAAAAATTGGGTACCGGTAGTGCTATTAGCCGTGCCAAAGCTATCCTCGAAAAAGAGGCTGCTAAAAAGAAAGCCCCACCAAAGAGACCTCAAATAAAAAAAATGTAAATATATAGTATAAAAATGTGGCAAATTATTCTTTTGTTGATTATCGATATCATGATATTACTCAAGACCGGTTCCGGCAACAAATCTAAAAAGGTTGCGAAGACCGGCAAAGAGTGGACTGTTTATGGGACCATGGGTTGTGGATGGACTCGTAAACAGATAGATTACATGAAAGAAAAGAAAATTCCTCATGTTTTCATGGACTGTTCTAAGGGTGAATGTGAAAAGGACGTCAAGGCATACCCGACACTAGTTTCTCCAGATGGAGAAAAGAATGTTGGTTACAAGGAAGTCTAACATCCACACTGACGGATAACAGAGATAGAAAGAGACAAGATGAACGCATCGAGCATGGAGTTAATCGGCTTCAAAACCGTAACGTGCTTGACAAGCGAGCGGTTCCACAAGTATCGAAGGACAAAAGTGGAAATCAAGATCGACAGAACAAACAAAAGAATTTCTGTCAACATGTCGGAAGTGTTTCTAGACTTGACAACGTCTCTGAGCATTTTTAGTATATAGAAATATTTTTTCTCGGGATACTATAAGAATGCCTTTACCCCTGAGTGGCTCTGAAAGAAAATTTACTAACATGCGCTGGGGTACGTCTACTGGTATTAACAATAATAACTGTTATGCTTATGCGGTAGGGGATTATGAAGCTTATAGATGGCAAAAGTCAATCCCTGGTGACCGCTCTGGTCTTTCCAACCGAGGGCATAGTTATACACATTGCAAAGGTCTACCAAAACGAGTTATATCTGATAATCCCAAAAAGGTATATTTGGCCAAGGCAAATGAGAAATGTAAAAAGGGTTACTATAAAGTAATGATGTTTGTCTCGCCTGGTAGACCAACAAATTACATAAGACAAGGAGACTTTCACTTTTATGTTCAACACGGGGTTGTTGAGTATAGGATAAAACCCAGAGATACTATAAAATTGGTTGCAAAGTTTTTCAAGGTTCCCGAGTCTAGAGTTAAAAATGCGGGAAAATTTCAAGTCGGAAAGCGAATAATATTCAAGGCTAATATTTTCAGTCACAAGCGGGGCTGGGCCACCGGTCCACTTCTCACTGATGCGAAAGGTAAGGTTATACACGATCCACGTAAGGCGTCTAGAAACTATCCGGGCTTGAACTACGAAAAATACTGTAGTTCATTCTGTGTTAAGGATAGAGGGATCAAAGTCGGAAAGACTCATCCGAAGGTCGGATAGTATACTATTTAAGTCTTCTGTATCATTTACGTTAAAGTTAATATCAAACATATCTATTATGTTGAAAATATCATCTTCGTTTGTCATTGACAATGTATTCGACGTCGCTTCATAATTATTTTGTATAGTTACAATTATATTAAAATTAGAGGCGTCAAAAATCTTTCTACATAATGGACATGTATTATGACCCTTGCTTTTCCATTCATCTAGGCATGATGAATGGAAAACATGACCACACCTTATCGGTGGATTGTTCCTAGTCTGTCTCACTTCATTGAGACATATGGAACATGTTGACATTATAGATTATATAACTAATCTTTTTTTGGGAATTTTGCGTGTTTAGTAAATGTTTCTTGTATCGATAAGAGGCTTGTCGCACACGTTGCACGGAGCTCCTCGATCTTGTGTAGATTGTAACTGTTCAATAAGTTCCGGGCCAGTCTTTTGAAGAAGTTGGCGGTAAGAGTAGTTATCTTCCAACTTGATTCCCTGATTGTACATAATGTAGTTGTTTAAAAGCTGAGAGGACGAGCTGAGAGTGAAGCAGCGACCGTCGGCCATACCAAGTCTCTGAGACATTTTGTTTAATATTAGATCAGAAATTAATTTTTCTATTAGTGATTGTTTTTGTCCAAGAATTATATCCAAGACCCTTTACATATTCAACAAAGTCATCTGACTTATACCCAAGGAAAACATTGAACACATCCGTTTCTGTAGTTGGTGAGACACGAATGGCCAAATCTTCGTTGATGTGTTGATTTATGATGTTATATGCAAAAGCAATCTCTTTTAAAGTTTCGGCTCCTGTGATAATAATTTTACCTGTGCTGAAAATACTTGTTGTGATCTCTTTCATATCATCTGCAGGTTTAAATTTGATTTTGACAGCCGAATATCTGTCCGGTTCAAAAGAAACCTTGAAAACATCACCTGCAGATTCAAAGTGTGAAGTCACGCGCATAAGGTTGAGATTGTAGTTCAAACTAAAGTTTGAGTTTATCATAACAACCCTGAAAGAATCCACGGGTATTTCTTCGTCAAAACCAAGATACTTTTTGAAAATGTAACTCAATTGCTTGATAATTCTTTTGCAGTCATACAAATCCGAACATCCAGCAACTTGAATACTCCCATTGGGGAATACCTTTATAGACTTTGTACTATATACATCATTGTAAGACAAAGTAACTTGATTATAGAAAGAAGTTGGTTTAAGTTTCCATTCAAAAAAACGGTCTCTGTTACCATTTTCCTTCACAACTTTAATGACTTTACCATCATCAAAAACACTTCTCAACTTTTGTACGTCAATCGTTCTAGAAAAACTAGAGATCATTGTGATAGTTGTAATCTTTATCCATGATGGTCTAAGACTTTCCTCAATACCGTTGCGAAATTCATTAATTGTGAGTAAATAAGAGAATGTATTGTTCGCTATAGACGAATATTTCATGGACGTAATGTGGGTCTTTTTTTAACTTATCTTTAACAACAAATGGGTCTAACTTAGGTAGTCAATTAGAGAAATCAATCACATTTAAAACATATGGTGACATCCATTTTTAGCTCTGCGAAGTACATAAACGACGTCGAAGATAACTATGATTTCGTGCAAATTGAATACGTGCGATATGTTCCGGAAAAGAGAGAATATGAGACGTTTGTGGATAATTTCTGTACCGTTCCATTGTGTGACTGGGTAGAACTTACGTCAAATAACCGAAATCTTCCATACGAAAACTTTTTAAACTCCATGGTGGCAAAAAGTACAGAAATTTACCAACGTTTGTGTTGCTTGATTGTAGAAAATATAAACATGGGCAGTCCATCAAATAAACAACTCATGCGTACAGTTCATTCTCTTAAAATTATAGATCCAAGCTTTGAACCACCGTATTTCAATGTGAAATCAGAGTGGCAACGTGAATTAATGAAAAGAATGTGTAAAGATACATTGCCTGATGCGATTGAATCGTGTATCAGTTGCAGACGTCTTGAAAAACTTTTTAACGTGTTAAAGTTAATAGAATCAGAGCTAATATAAGTCCTAAAACTACAACATACATGTTAGTATACTTGTAAATGACAGCATTTTCATACATTTGAGATACATTAACCTTCTTGGGTAAAGCAGTTTCGCCTTTATCGATATTTCTTTTAGGATGAAGGATCTTGTCCTTGGGTACACCCTTACAACCACCCATGCACAAATCACCCGTTCTATCACCCGCTGTAATACCGTAATCACATATAGGACTCGTGTTTCCACCAAAAGAGTCCTTTTCTTGCCTTCCGTATTCATCGACAAAGTCTGCAAAATCAGAAGACTTTCTTAAAGAACCAGGTAAAGAGAAATCACGTGTGACATAAGGATTTATGTCATTTATCGTGTTTTTGTCATCAAGCATAAATGAACTCATTTACTTATAATTTAGATTATATTTCTTCTGAGAAACTTTATTTATATGCTCAGACCACATAGTATCTAGATCTACATCGAGCATGTGAGCTAATTGAAATAAATAACTGAATACGTCACCCATCTCCATCATGACGTCTGTACCTCTTTCCTTTTTTAGACCCGTCTTTTTAAAAGTTTTTTTGTATTGTCGAATAGCGGATGCGAGTTCGCCGACCTCTTCTGTAAGGAGAAGCCATACGGTATCCACCGCAGCTTTATCCCATCCCTTAGAGCGGCACACTTTCTCCGTTTCTGTCTTGTAATAATTCAAGGTCGTCATCTTACATTAGCATATCTCCAAAACTTTAATTAATACCAATCTTACCAATAGCCGAGTCCAATTTGTTACCAAAAGTACTGGTATTAACCGGGCGGTCAATCGGCATACTCAGGGTGTCTATATCGCGAACATAAGAAACATATTGGGACACACCCGTTTTAATTTGCGAAAGAGCAGTCTTCATGACCATTTCGTTCATGAACTTGACTTGCGCGTTCACATTTTTGTAATGTTCGGAAGCGTTGTTGATAAAAACAACCCGCATGATGGCGAAGATGTCGTCTTTATTTTGATAATCGATAGATATACCCGTTTCATTTTTGAATTGTTGACGAATCGCACGCTGAATCAGGTTGGTGTTGAATTCGGAAAAGAACAAGGTGTTCAGGGGAGTTTGACATTGCTTGATAGAATTGAGGTGGAGACTGTCACTCATTTAGTATAACCTCCGAAAAAAAAACTATCTGTAAATACTAAATGTTAAACGCCGCTGACTTCGAAACGGTATACGCCGAAAAATCGACCAACAAAGAAAAGCGCCCGCCGACGACAATGATCGGATCTTATCCTCCTGTATCCAAGGCTGGTGAACATGGTTTATACAACGTGAACACATATCTCCTCCAAGCCGACCGCAAGTTTGAAACACTTGGTCCGGCTACGGTCAGGAGTGAACAAATAAACAGCCTTTTGAAGTAAATGGTTTAAAAATATTTCATGTTAATTACTTATAGTGAAGGATGAGAGTAACTAAGCGTTCCGGTCATGTTGAAGACATGCGTTTCGATAAGGTCACCAACAGGATCAAAGCATTGACATATGAACTTTCGGAAAATATTGATTCTTCGAAAGTTTCACAGCAGGTTTTTTCGTCATTATACGACGGAATAACTACACAAGAAATAGATACTCTTTCCGCAGAAATCTGCATCGGTATGATTACGTCAGATCCAGATTACGAAGTCCTCGCAACTCGCATCGTGGCGAGTAATATTCAAAAAATTTGCCCAAATAACTTTCATATCTCTATGAAGAAGTTGTTCAAAGCTGGTATCGTAACCGAAGAAGTTTCTAGGATTGCGGGTCGTGTTAAGGACGACATTGTAACGAAGCAAGACTATGAATTTGGATATTTCGGTCTTAAGACTCTTGAAAAATCATACCTGCAAAGAATTGATGGTATACTGATGGAAACACCTCAATATATGTTTATGAGAGTGGCTATTGGTATCCATGGCGACGATATCCCTTCTATTCTGGAAACATACGAAAAAATGTCCAGGGGTTTGTTCATTCACGCAACACCCACATTATTTAATGCAGGAACACCCAGACCACAAATGTCCAGTTGCTTCTTAATTGCAAACAAAGAAGATTCTATTAATGGAATTTATGGTACGCTTACTGAATGTGCGCAAATTTCTAAATGGGCTGGTGGTATTGGTATGCATATCCATGATGTGAGATCTAACAAGTCTCGTATTAGAGGCACAAATGGTCAATCAGATGGTATTATTCCTATGCTGCGTGTATTTAATTCGACTGCTCGCTATGTGAATCAAGCTGGTCGCAGAAAGGGTTCTATTGCAGTATATCTCGAGCCATGGCATGCTGATATCATGGAGTTCCTTGAGCTGCGTCTTAACCAGGGTGATGAGGAAGCCAGATGCAGAGATCTCTTCTCTGCTTTGTGGATTCCCGATCTTTTCATGAAGAGAGTTGCCGAAGGTGGGAATTGGTCACTTTTCTGCCCAGATAAGGCTCGCGGACTTTCAGATGTAGTGGGAGAAGAATTCGAAGCTTTGTACACAAAGTATGAAGAAGAAGGGCTAGCAAACGCAACACTCCCTGCCGCAGATGTATGGAAAGCTATTTTGAAGTCTCAAACGGAAACGGGTACGCCGTATATGCTTTACAAGGATGCATGTAACAAAAAGTCAAACCAAAAGAATCTAGGTGTGATTAAGAGTTCCAATCTTTGTACTGAAATTATTGAATTTACAGATAAGGACGAAACGGCTGTTTGTAATTTGGCATCTATCGCTCTTCCAAAGTACGTGAACCCAGAAACTGGTACATTTGACTATGAAAAGCTCCACGAAGTTACCAAAACTGTCACCAAAAATCTAAACAAAGTAATTGATAGAAATTTTTACCCCGTTGAAACTGCAAAGAAATCAAACATGCGCCACAGACCAATTGGTTTGGGTGTACAGGGTCTCGCCGATGTATTTATTTTACACAGAATTGCATTTGAATCTGATGAAGCGAGGGAAATCAATGCTCGTATATTTGAAACAATGTATCACGCCGCACTTGAGGCGAGCTGCGAATTAGCAGAAACAGACGGTTCTTATGAGACATTCGAAGGATCTCCAGCTTCTCAAGGTATTCTTCAATTTGATATGTGGGATGGAGAAACAAAGCTTCATTATGACTGGGACACCCTTAAGGAAAAGATTAAGACAAGGGGTTTGCGTAACAGTTTGTTGATGGCTCCGATGCCGACAGCTTCGACGGCTCAGATTCTGGGTAATAACGAGTGCTTTGAGCCTTACACAACTAATATTTATTTGAGACGCACACTCGCCGGAGAATTTGTTATCGTAAACAAACATCTTGTCAATGATCTCAAGCGTGTCGGTCTATGGTCTAAGGAGATGAAAGATCTCATGGTAAAGGCTGGTGGATCTATTCAAAATATACTTGATATTCCGGACGAAATCAAGAAACTATACAAAACCGTGTGGGAAATCAGTCAAAAGTGTATTATCGATATGGCGGCGGATAGAGGTCGTTTTATTGATCAATCACAATCTATGAATCTATTTATGGAAAGTCCGACTCTTTCAAAATTATCTAGTATGCATATGTATGCATGGAAATCGGGTTTGAAAACCGGAATGTATTATTTACGTAGTAAGGCAAAAGCTCGGCCAATTCAATTTAGCCTTGAACCCGAATGTGCTATGTGTTCAGCTTAAAGTTTTAACGAATTATATATTCAGCAATGTCAAAGTTCACTGAGGCACTCGATGATATTAAAATTAGTGAATACAACAATAGAAAGATTGTAATTTCCACGAACGATGATAAACCTATGAGAATGCAAATCCCGAGAATGTATCTACCGTTTGGTGTTTCTGGTTTTACGCCGGAAGTTGGTGCAGTTAAATGGAATCTTGATTTTTCTATGAATGGTTATGATGAAGAAAACAACTACGTAAAAAGGTTTTATGATACACTCAAGCAAATTGAAGACAAAGTTATTCACGCAGTTGCCGAACAAAGTGAAAAGATTTTTGATACTAAAATGACCTACGAGGAGCTTAAGCCCATGTTTAACTCTAATATTAAGGAAAGTCCTGGACATCCTCCGAAGTTTCGTGTAAAAGTTGACATTGACATTAACGAAAACATTAAGGCGCATGTTTTTGACGCCGATAAAAATAGATTAAAAGACGAAATAGTCAATGGTCTGTATGCACGTAATTCGGGAAGAGCTATTGTCGAAATGGCGAGTGTCTATTTTCTGAATCGTAAATTTGGAATTACATGGAAGTTATATCAACTTATGATTTTCGAACCAGAAAGACTAAAGGGGTTTCAGTTTGTCGTTCAGTAATAAAATATGATAAATGGTCTGCGCCTCTTTTAACAATTTACCCTGTATTCTCGTATATGCTTGTGGATTTTTTCCAAGTTTTATCTTGGCTAGTCGCACAGACTCGTCCCACTTTTCGAGAGTCATTTATAATAAGATGATATTTTTATGAATCTAAAGATAACGAATTTAAGGTATGTTTAGATTTAATCCATCTTCTTCATCTTCTTTTCGTAAGCCTTTGTACCCGTCTTCGGCTGAAGGGAGAACTTACCCTTCTTCGGCTTGAATACCTTGACCATCGCCTTCTTACCTTCAGACTTCATGCGCTGGAGAGCGGCGTCGTGTGCCGCCTTGCTCTTAATGCGACCATCGTTACCAATCATGAGATCCTTCTTCATAAGACCACCTGTCGTTTTTTCAGCGGTTCCATGGAAAACTTCAGCTCGGCTTCCGAACGTTTTAGAGTACATTTTATATTATACATGGAAAATATTCCTGATGTCAGAAATTGAAATTTTTGCTGACGCATTTTTTACAGGAACTTGTGTTTCGAGGCGCTTGTCATTTAATACTTCCGAACAGATTACCGATTTATGTCCTTGTAAAGACATTATAGATTCTTCTACGCTAGGAAACTTATCATCTCCTCTGTATACCAATTTCTTAACATAGACATCATTGTCTTGACCGGATCGGTGACTTCTACCAATAGCTTGCAACTCGGTTGCAGGATTCCACGCAGGTGCCATTATGTATACACGAGTTGCCTGTTGTAAGTTTAAACCCTGACCCCCTGATTTTATTTGAATAATAAACACCGAACCATCTGCCGATTCCCTGAAAGCTTTTATTCTACTTTCTCGATCTTCTTTTGACACAGACCCATCGATTCTAAACACATCATATTCTTTTAGATTTTTCTCTATGTAATTCATTTCTTCGACAAATTGACAGAAGATGAGCGTTTTTTCTGTGGGGTGATCTTTAATAAGTCTGAAAAGCGTCTCCATTTTGTTTGAGCGTCCAGTCCATATTTCCGGCTCCAAATCATATTTTTTAGCTATACCATTTAAATACATTTGTGGCCATATCATACACTGTCTCGCTCTAAGTAAACATTCCAACATTTCCATATTTTTAAAACTTGTGTTTGTATATGTTTTAAATACTTTCTTCATAAAATCCCTAGATTCCAAAAAAACATTTTCATAAAATTTCTTCTCTTCTTCAAACATGTCCAATTCAACATTTTCAAAGTGGCATTTTGGTAACTTTATATTTTCTTTTGTTCTTCTCAAAATATAAACATTTTTCAATTTTTCGTAGTTTGACTGAATAGTAATTTTACTGTAACCAATGAACATAAGAAGCGATATAAAGTCCTCTGATGAGTTAAATACGGGTGTACCCGTTAACAGCCAACGTATGTCCGTTTTTAACATGTTTAGCGAGTAAAATATTTTTGAACGCCAGTTTCTTATTTCGTGTGCTTCATCAAGTACTAGCCTGTTCCAGTGTATTTCATGAAGCGCAGTTCTTGTGTTTTTTTCTTTGCCCCTTACCACTATCGCCGAGTAAGAAGCTATCAATACATCACAATCTGGAATTGGTTTGTGTTTATCGTAAACATAAACTTTCAGTTGTGGTGCAAACTTGGAAAATTCACTGTACCATTGTTCCACTATAGTTTTTGGTACAACCACCAAAGTATTCTTTACGGGATTTCCAAGAATAACTGAAATAGTTTGTATAGTTTTACCTAGACCCATTTCATCACACAAAAATCCACCTTTTTTGTCGATATTTTTAGCAATTTCATGAATAAGCATCCATTTAACGCCATATTCCTGGTGTGGTTTTTGCAATGTTCCATTTAAAGAACGTATCGCTGTGTCGAAGCACCCCTCCATGAGATTGTTGAAAGAAAGTAATAAATGATATAGATTTATTGACTTAGGTAATGATCTTCTGGAACATCCTCTATTTCACATGTAACGGGTTTTTCTTCCTTCTTCCTTCTCGTGCGCTTTGGTTTTTCTTCGGGTTTAGGTAACTCATCCAGATGTTCTCTGTAATACAAGACCTTGTCCCAGAATTCTTTCATAACGGGAAGATAAGTTTTGAACCAGTCACGATCTCTCTTTACGTTTACTACGACAAACTCTTCCGGGCGGGGCCAGTTAAATTCCGCAGGTTTATATTGAATAAAATCGGCTTCCTCTAGGTCAAGAATTTCCATACACAATTGCAATTGAGGCATATAATGTTCTGGTACACAAGCTTCAATTTTTCTAGCCATTGGACACTTAATTTCAATCAGCTTTCCAGATTCGGAGACCCCATCAGGACTTCCGCCGAGCCATTTTTGTTCGGGGTGTGGACAAAGACCTATTTCATGAACGACTTCATTGTGTCTTTCTTCGTAGATAATCCTTGCTTCATCTTCATATTTCTCACCGTGACGTGTAGCTTCATTTCCCATAAAACGTTCACCCACTCCACATTTCTTAAGTAATAGTCCCAGTGGCGTTTCGTATTTGTTTTTACCTATTGCGGTGGCGGCATCGGAAGCCGTAAGCATATTTCCTCGCAGCGCAAGCCATTCTTCTGACTTTTGTGCGGCATATTCCCGTTCAATGAGAGCTTTGACATTGGGGTGCATATTAATTTAATATTGTTGGTAGTTTTTAAGTTGTTCAAAAAATGCTCTAGCTGCTAATTGTTCGGCTTGTTTTTTACTTTTGGCTTCACCTCTTCCATAAAACTGTCCAGTTACATAGGCATCTATGTAAAAAATACCTTCATGGTGTCCGGCGATTCTATATTCTGGAAGTGGCAGGTTCATAATTTGGCAGTATCTCATGAGGTGATCTTTGAAATTATCATCAATCATAATGGCATTTAGGTTAACGTATTCGGGGTCATTATAAATCCGAAGAATAAACTCCTTTGCATGAAGAAGACCTAAATCCATATAAATAGCTCCAATAAGCGCTTCAAAAACATCCTCTAAAATTTTAGGATTATTGTTCCAACCATTTCTCATCCCCTTTTCATCCATCAAAACGAGATCATTTAATCCAAGCTTAATGGCTATGTTTGTGAGTGTTTCACCACGCACAAGTCTAGTTCTAGCTTTGGTCAAAAAACCTTCTTGTCTATTTTCGTATTTATCAAACAAAAATTTAGTAATGACAAAGCCTAATACAGAATCACCCATAAATTCGAGTGTCTCAAAGGATTCAGTAAGTTTTTCATACTCTTTGAGGGCGGATTTATGAGTGAATGCTTTTTGGTACAATTCCACATTATTAATGCGAGTACCAATAAGATCCTCAATTTTATTTTTTTCTATAAACATTTTATTTCCTGTCTTGTTTACGTTTCATTTTTTTAAGCCTTAATATAATGCGGGCTCAAGTACTTTTGGAGGTTAAGGAAGGTGACTTGCACATCATCCGGCGGGGCGAGGAGATCGCGAAGCTTGTCATCGAGAACAAGTCGGCGACCGTTTTCGGGGTGCTTAAGACCCTTTTCGGTGATGTACTTGTTAATAGCCTTGGTCACTTCGCTGCGAGAGATGAGCTCGTCTTCCCCGAGACCAAGGAAAGCGCGGAGCTTCGGAGTAACTTGTTGCTTACGGTTGAAGCCATTGTTTTCAGCCCGCTTCTTCGCCTTTTCTCCGTCCGGGTCATCTTGTTTGGCCTTGATCTTGCGAACAAGCTTGGTAAGAGACTTAAGATCGTTGCGTAAGGCTTGGAGTTCAGTTTGAATGCTTTCAAGAGACATCTTAGTTATTATACAATTTGTAAGTTCGTTTTCTTTAAGTAACATTTACTGTTTATTTTTTTGTACATTAATAATAACGATGGATGTCGAGATTTATTCAGAGGCAGTCATAAATAGATTTTTGAAAAAAAATTTATTTTTCAACGACCTCATACTAAAGAAGCATTATGATAATAATAATTTATCGGCTTTCAGGAAACGTGTATCTAGAATGCACAAAGGACAAACATTTGAAAAGATTGTATATGCTCTTGTTACCGATCAAATTAGAGACATTGTCATGAAAATCGTAGGAGAACTTTCGTCAAAACTAAAGCCGTATGGAGATTTAGTTATTTCTGGAGGCGAAGCATTCAATAAGTACATAGATCGTGAAAATAGAATAATCACGAGTGACATAGATACAAAGTTTATACCTAGGATTAAATATGATACAAAATATTTCGGAAAACTTCAAATGTTAAAACTTCTTACATGGGACAAACTTGGTCAGATATCACAAAATTATAATACGAAAATTAAGGATCGTGTAGCAAAATGCAATTCCAAAATAGCAAAATTTATAGGTCTTGGGTTTGCCGAAACTGGTCCATACGTAACCAGAAGATACATTCTCATAAAAAAGAAGAAAGGAAGTGAAAATAACAGTATAGGCAAAAAGGATGTATTTATAGATGTCGAACTTTTTGCACTCGATTTGAATGTTAGATATTTTTCCATAGAAAAGGGTAAAATAGAACCTTTTACATTGGGTGGAATACTTGATATTCCTTATATGAGACCGAAGGAATTTGGTTATGAAATAGTGAAAACACAGCGCCGGGGTGTAACATATAAAAATAAGGATACGGGTAGGATGATCCATGACAAAAGGATAAGCATAGCGAGTAAACAATTTTTGATTGAAGATGTTTATCTCATGCAAAAACTTGGCTTGAGACCAGAAAAAAAGGAGAAAGATCGACAGCGTATGGTTAAACTTTCTAAAATGATTGACAAGAACATCAAAATAAATAATGATGACTCTGTTGAAAAAATATTTGGTAAAATAAGATCTAAAATAAATACACCTGTTATAAAATCCAAAGAATATTCAAATGTACCCGTCTCCGTCGTTAAAAATATAAATCCAAATAAGTATACGAAATACACAACCAAACCGGTACGTGAAAGGTTGTCTAAACAAATTGTGTACGGGGTGAAAGCTTCTGTACCCAACATGAACATAAAAGGTTATAACAAAACACACGGAAAACAAAAACTTAGTTTACACGACCAAAAATGGAAAAAAACTAGATCAAAAGCTTACATTGGCAATGAATTTACACACAGGCCGACAAATGCCAAGGAGTTTAATAAAAATCTAGATACTTCTAAGTTATTATATGGTTACAGGAAAAACAGGGATGGCTGGATTCCTAAGTATATAGTTAGGAACTCATCAAAGATACCTTTTGTTGGTTTAAAGAATTGATTATAATATTAACTATAACAAGATGATTTACGACACTCCTTCGAAGGGTGAAGACGGTCTCTACTTTGTCAAGGCGACCAACGATGATAAGAAGAAATGTTTTGTTCAAGTTAACCGAGTTGGTAACGTTTCTCTTTCAGGCGAGAACACAGAGGTTACTTTGAATCTTCTCACTGAAAACAATGTGAAGAAGATCACAGACGTTGATGAACTTAACATCACGGCTGCGGTTGAAAATGCGGCTTCTTGGTTTGGTAAGAACCTGACAGAAGACGTGATCCGTGCGGCTTACACTTCGAGTTTGGTCAATGACCAATTTACGTGTGAACGCATTGTTCAGACTCGTGTCTTCAGCAGTAACCTGGAAGTCGTGGACATCAGCACAGTTACTCCAGAAAACACCTGCACCACAATTCTTGAATTCGCAGGTTTGTGGTTCGCCAAGAAGGCCTTCGGTCCGGTTTGGAACTTGGTCCAGGTCAAGGTCTTTGATGACCCAGTGGTTGAGGAAGCTTACCCAGAAGATTATATAATTCGGGATGAAGATGAGCAGTAAAAAAAAATTGTTTATTCTATATAAAGATGAAGGGTAGAACGAAGAATGTTCTTATGTTGGTTGCCGCGGTTGTTTTAATCTATGTGTTGTTCAGCATGACCAATGGTAAGTCTAAGTATTCTATTACAGAACGCACTTATGCACCGATCGGTGGTGACGAGCCGTCGGAAGGTGCCCCGGTGAGCATGGAAGGTCCGGGTATGCAAAATGCTACAGGACTCGCGTCTTCCCTCCTCCCGAGAGAGATTGCCACACAACAAGATTTCGGTCAATTTGCCCCAGAAGATATTTTGGCTGGCCAATCCTTCTTAGAGCCACGTCAGCAAATTGGTTTCCCGGAAAGTATCGGTGGTGCACTCAGAAACTCTAACCAGCAAATCCGTGCCGATCCGCCGAACCCGAAGCAAAACTACGTGTGGAATAATACCACCATTGTGCCGGATGACATGCAACGCAGCTTGTGCGCTTAAAGATTAGATTATAGTTGAATTTAATATATAATGTCCACTGTTTCAGATGATCTCTCTGATACAGTTTCCAAACTCGTCGAACTTTCCAAACAGCTTTCTGAAGCTAAATCTGATATCAAAATCCTTAATCAGGAAGAAAAGCGTCTCAAGGAATCTCTTAAGATGCATATGATTAACCAGGGCATAGATACCATTAACCTCAGGAAGGGCAAAATTAGCCTACGCAAATCGATTCGAAAAACCGGTATGAATAAGGACGCAATCCGTGACGGATTGGGTCAATATTTTGGTGGCGATGAAGTCAAGATCGAAGGTGTTATGAACGCTATTCAGGACAACTTAAAGGTCAAGGAAACTACCGCCATTTCGTTAACTGGTATAAAAGATAAGGCCAATAATGATAGTAAGTAATATATCATGGTTTGGAGTCAATATGTCTATGAGGCCGAAGTCGGCTTCGATGTTGTTTCGAGTGATGATGATATTGAAAACGAATTTGATTCGCATCTGAATATCCATGACTGGGGTGTGGAATATTCAGATGAACTGTGGTATTTATGGGACATGATTAGAATTTATTTGTGCGATGCAATGTTGGAGAACGTACTTTTTACAAACGCAACATTTACGGACTTTGAAGAGTTTTGTTACGTTGAACACGGTGATAACATGGGTTATGGAATGTCCCCATATAATAATGAACTTTATTACATTTGGACTAAAATTTTACAGTATTTAGAAGATACAAATCTACAAGGCGAGCTCATGAAAAATACAAGATTTGAAGATTTTGTTGATTTTGTGATGATACACACAGACAACCAAAATAATATAGTATTATAATAAATGCTTCCAGATATTACATCCCAAAAAGTCGCCATCCCCGCCGCCCTCTTCCTCGCCCTCAGCCCGGGTGTTGTCCTCACAACAAACGGTCGTAACCTTGGGTTTATGAACGGTCGCACGAGCAACTCCGCCGTCTTCTTCCATGCTCTCGTCTTCTTCTTGATATACTCGCTCATTGCGAAGGCTCTTGGTATTGTGTTGACAAAGACTGATTTGATAGTCACCACCACCCTCTTCCTCGCCCTCAGCCCGGGTATGTTGCTCACCATACCACCAGGTAGCGGTGGACTTCTTCGATCTGGTCAAACCAGTGTGTCCGCCTCTATAACTCACGCCGTTGTTTTCGCCATTGTTTTTGCGCTTCTTCGTCGCAGTTTTCCTTCCTACTATTAAGTAGGTGATGAAGTATCTAGTAATAGGTCCAGCGTCCATGGGTATATTTGCTTTAATTGGAGCACTTAAATCCAGAGAAAAAGAACTTAATGACACTTTAGAAATTTCAGGATGTTCGGCCGGATCTATACTAACTTTATTTTTAGCATTAGGTATGAACATTGATAAAATACTTGACACATGTCTTAATGTAGATATAGAATCACTTGTAACATTGAGTATTTCATCATTTATAAGTAATTATGGTTTTGTTAATATACAGACTGTTAGAGAAAAATTAATAGAAATATGTGAATGTGACCCTACATTCGAGGAAATAGAAAAGAAAATACATATATCTTCTTTTTGTTTAAATACATCTAGAACTGAATATTTTTCAAAAGACACACATCCTCAAATGCGTGTAATAGATGCAGTTTGTATGAGTATGGCTATACCTTTAATATTTGAATCTGTTGAATACAATGGATATAATTACGTAGATGGATTTATAGCTGAAAATTATCCTTTGTTGCCATTCTTGGACAAAAAGGATTATGAAATAACGTGTTTGAAAATAAACATGGATAGAATATTCAAAGATGAGATAAATAACTTGAAAGACTTTCTTCAATCTATAGTATTTGCGGTAACTGATAATAGAACAGTTTATAATAAAAAGATAAATATGATAAACATAGACATAAAAGACACAAATATATTTGATTTTGGTATGAGTTATGAAAATAAGGTAAGGTTATTTAGTATTGGTTATGGCCGTACTACAACAGATTAAAATTATATTTAATGTTTTGTAGTAAAAATTTTGTAGATATATATAAATACGCAATGAATGCGTGTGATCCGAGTGCTGATATTAAGAACCTCAGAGACGTAATTAAGCAGAACACAGGCTTGGATGTTTCTCTGTCCAGGAAGGAAATATGTCAAGTTTATGAGGATGTTCAGGAAGGTAAGCTACCATTGCCACCACTCGTTCTTACCAAGGATAGAACATACTTATTAGACAAGAGATCGCCACTCACTGTAAGAGACTATGAAATATTATTTAGTTCAAAGTCTACAGTTGCCAATTTGAAGCGAGTGATGCGCAAATTAAAAGCCATAGAACCGAAGGATGGTAAAAAGTCTAATATAATAAAAGCAATTCATGTAAAATTGAAATCGCTTAATGTGCGTGAACCCATTAAAATTGCTTCCAAGAAAAAGCTTGTCAAGGTTGATTACAATTCTGCGATGGAAAATGTGTTGAACAATGGAAACATTTTGAACAACAACACGGTGTTGAACAACAACAACAACCGTCGTAATAACAATGTGTCGAACAACAACATGGTGTTGAACAACAATAACAAGCGTCGTAATAACAACACCACCCTTAACAACAACCGTCGTAATAACGCCCAAAATTCAAAAGTGAACTTTCCATCTCAAATAAGAATGAGTAAACCAAACATGAGTAGAAATAACACCCGCACCGTTTCACGGCCGGTGTTTTTCCCACAAAGTCTTTTTGGTGGTGGAGGTAGACCCAGATTTTTGGGAGGATCTGGTACATACCAATTAAATAAAACCTTAAGGAGAAATCTCGAAGCTACAAAAAATATAAATACAGGAAAGTTAAACACAGAAAAGAGACGCTTTAGAGAACAAATGAACAAAAACATAAACACAATAAAAAAACAAAAAGAAGAAACTGAAAAGGAACTACTTGCACAAAAGTTAAAAATAAAAGAGGAAAAGAATACATTTAACAAAAAAATATTTCAAGAAATGCAAAGACTTGAAGCAGAAAAGAAAAACTTCGAACGCAGATTATCCGAAAACAAATTTAACAATACAGCTGAACGTAATCAATTCAGGCGTCTCATGAATGAAAGATCGAAAGATATTGAGAAAAAACAAAGCGAAATGGAAGAAATGAAAAAGAAATTTGTGAAAAACATGAAAGCTAAAAACCAAAATATATCAGAGCTTAGCAAAAATTTAGAAAGACGTTTAAATAATCAAAAAAAGAAGGAAGCCGAGCTGAACGCACGTATCAAGGTTCTGAACGTTCCAAAGGCGAACAACGTTCCGAAGACGAACAACGTTCCAAATGCGAACAACGATCCGAAGGCGAACAACGATCCGAAGGCGAACAACGTTCCGAAGGCGAACAACGTTCCGAAGGCGAACAACGTTCCGAAGGCGAACAACGTTCCAAAGACGAACAACGTTCCAAAGGCGAACAACGTTCCGAAGGCGAACAACGTTCCGAAGGCGAACAAAAAACCGGTTAACCAAAATGCAATAAAGCAAGTAAAGGCTAAGTTGGGTTGGTTAGAACGAGGCCCCTATATAAAAAGACTTGAAGCGGGTGAAAACCGAAACACTGTTTTGGTTGATGTAAATGCTATTTTGAATAAAAAACGCCAAAGGCAGCAAGAACAAGAAGAAAAGAAGCTCCAAAAGCGGCAAGAACAAGAAGAAAAGAAGCTCCAAAGGCGGCGAGAACAAGAAGAAAAGAAGCTCCAAAGGCAGCAAGAACAAGAAGAAAAGAAGCTCCAAAGGCAGCAAGAACAAGAAGAAAAGAAGAGACAAAATACACAATTGGTAAAGGTTAACAACGCACCGACCACAAACACACGAAAGTTAAAAAATTTGAACACAATGAAATCGGAATTGCGAAACATGTCCAAGTCTAGGGGTATTAGTATCAATTCTGCATACAAGAGGTTGTCTCTTAAATATCACCCAAACAAAGGTGGTAATGCGCTTAATTTTTCTTTATTAAAACAAGCGTACGACGAATTGTCGAAATTGAATGTAAAACCGACAGTCAATAAAAAACCATTGGCAATTACTAACAAGAAAAACATCAAAGCTGAAAAGATTCGTATAACTAGAAATATGGCGAGTAGATTACAACAAATGACAGACTTGTCCCGTGAAAATCGTAAGCGTTTTATGAATAGACTTAGCAGGGGTGAAAGCAGTAACAAGGTACTGTCTAACGCACAAGAGGAAGTTGAAGCTAAGAAAAAGAAGGAACAAGAGCGTAAGCGTATCGAAGGTATTAAAAATCTTTCATCAAAACTTCAACGAATGACAGACTTGTCCCGTGAAAATCGTAAGCGTTTTATGAAAAGACTTAACAGAGGTGAAAGCAGTAACAAGATACTGTCTAACGCTCAAAAGGAAGTTGAAGCTAAGAAAAAGAAGGAACAAGAGCGTAAGCGTATCGAAGGTATTAAAAATCTTTCATCAAAACTTCAACGAATGACAGGCTTGTCCCGCGAAAACCGCAAGCGTTTTATGAATAGACTTAGCAGGGGTGAAACCAGTAACAAGGTACTGTCTAACGCTCAAAAGGAAGTTGAAAGAAAAAAGAAACAAGAGCGTGACATGAAATTTAAAAATCTTTCTTCGAAACTTCAATCAATGACAGACTTGTCCCGTGAAAACCGTAAGCGTTTTATGAAAAGACTTAACAGAGGTGAAAGCAGTAACAAGATACTGTCTAACGCTCAAAAGGAAGTTGAAAGAAAAAAGAAACAAGAGCGTGACATGAAATTTAAAAATCTTTCTTCGAAACTTCAATCAATGAAAAATCTTACTAGAGAAAATAGAAAGCGATATATGAACAGATTATCCAGAGGTGAAGATCCGCAAAAAATACTATCAAATGCAAGAAAAAACATAACCAATAAAAAAAGAAAGGAAAATGTGCGTAAAATGTGGAACAAGAAGAAGCAAAACTTAAACCAACGCAGCAAACAGCCGGCAATTAACCGAATCCAAAGAATGCGTGGTTTAGGTGTTGAGAATAAACAAATGTACATAAGAAGAATAAAAGAAAGCAAAAATGTTGATAAAATCCTCAGAGAAGCTTCTAAGAGAAATGTGATACTCAGATTGTAATTTTCTAGACATAATATATAATGATCCCTTATACACAAGAAAAATGTGAATACATTTATCGTGTTAGTTCACTCGAGAAAGTAGTCGACGGTGACACGATAGATGTAACCCTTGATTTAGGCTTTGACGTTTGTACACGTCAGAGAGTGCGTTTATTAAGCATAGATACTCCCGAATCTCGTACATCCGACAAAGAAGAAAAGAAATTCGGTCTTTTATCCAAAAAAAAGTTGAAGGAATGGTGTCTCAAAGCGGTCGCCTCGGAAAAGGATGACATTGAAATAGAATTACGTTGTCCGGAAAGTGATAGTCGTGGTAAATTTGGGCGAATTTTGGCAGAAGTATGGATTTTTGAAGATGGTGTTTGGACCAATGTAAACAAGTGGTTGTGCGACGAAGGATATGCAGTTCCTTACACAGGTCAAAATAAAAAGGATGTCGAAGATTTGCACATGGAAAATCGCAAAATAATAATAGATCGTGGTGAGTTAGATTAATTATACGGATAAATATGAACCCACAAATTACAAATCCACTTTTCATTCGTATCAACTCCCGTTCCTTGATGAACCGCTTTTGATGTTATAAAATTATAATTATCCAAGTTGTCAAATAAAAGACAATCACCCTTGGCTAATTTATAACTTTTATTTATTTCCGTAAAATATGTTTCCCCTCCTTGATAATCATCATTTAAAGCCATGATGAACGTGTACATTCTTTTGTTTTTTTCATTTTTAAACGCATCGTGATGCGGTGCGTAGAAACCTCCGGGCTTATATCTAACAACTTGCAAATTTTCACAATTACTAATAGGTCTATCAATATTTTTCAAGCATTTTTTAGCAATTTTGTTTATCATCGGATCTTTTAAATCGAGCCATGCTGTTTCGCTGACTCTATAGTTTTCATCCAATTTTCGTTCCTTTCCTATTGTAGATAATTTAAGTTTACCTTTTGACTTATCTATTATGTATTCACACTCATCCGAAGTCAATACCCCCTTTAGTATTCTGGGTTCTTGATACACTGGTATCAAATAAATAAGTATTATAATTAGTGCTAATAATATTAACATCTTATAATTTACAAAGAAAATTTTGTAAAATGTCTTGGTAATACACAATTATATCTTTTGTGTATTTTTGTTATGCATTCATTTCCATATTTTAACAAATTTAATAATATATCTACTATTTCATCATGCCTTTCTTGGTCAATCACATATTGCCTTAAACAGTCACCACCTGTGTCTATTATCATATTGTATATGTTTCGTATATCTGTGAATTTTTCTCTCATCTTATCACGTTTTTGTATTTCCTTTTTGAATCTTTCTTCTGATAGTTCTCCCAACATATATGATATTCTTAAGTGTGTATTATTGTCATATGGATAAATATATCTATAATTTGTTGCAAATTCCAAGTCATATATCACATCTCTAAAATGTAGCATATAATGCGAGGAGTTTATACTTCTCAATTCTGTATAATTTGGTACACCCCCACATGGTATATCGCCATGCTCCCTTCCCAACCCAGTCTTTCTTTTAAATTCAATGTAATGTGGGTTATGAATCTTACCAGTCTCTATATTTCCATTATGCCAGTTGAATGCCGTGTGACAATCTGGGCACCACATCTGCGAACAACCCGAAGTTTTATGAATCATAGTTCCACATTTGGGACATGGTTTTGTATCCTTCAATAAAAGTTTCATAGTTTCCACTGTATTTTCGTCACATGTGTGGTTTTCGTCTTTCTTTTCGTTACATTTATCACACACAGATAATTCACAAATACCACAATACCATTCTTCATTCAAAAATCCCCTACATTCACCCAATGGACATTTTCTATAAAATTTCTTTGTATCCAAATTTTCCATGGTAAATCCATTAATTCTCAAATTATTATAATCTGAAAAACTTTTATTAACAGATTTTCTAATTTCTTTTATATCTGGAAACTTTTCATCAACTACGTCTATCGAAGGGAATGATGTATAATAGATTCTATGTTTTTGATAAAGTTCTATTAGTTTTGATTTTTGTTCATCTATAATTTTGCGCAATTTTCTCATGGCAAGAATTCGCTCAACTTCAACTTGTGTCTCTGGCATGAGAGATTTTTCATGTTCAAAAAGTGTATTTTCACGATACACTCTCAAATCTGTATTTCTAAATTTTTTAGTACAGAATGTATCTACAAATTCACGGTTCCATGAATTTTTGCAAGACATACAATGGGGGTCACTAGCGATGGATAATAAATATGTCTGACAACACGTGCGGCATGTCATTAAATCACAAAATGGACACGAAACTTTTTTGTGATTTAATTTGTTGAACTTTTCGCAACATATGTCACAATCATTCATAAATTAATTGATTACTTATTCTTTAAATTCACATATACTTTTCTTTAACCCAGTCACGGTCCTTTTTAAATATTTTAGACAGTTTTGGCTTTGTTCTCTTAAAAAGAATCATAAGTACATTGAGTCGTCTGAATAAACCGAGAGGTGGTTCTCCGGTACGCACGACCCGGGCAAGAGCACGGTGTCTAGCAAGTTCGGACATATCTTTGACATCCTTGTACCCTTGTGTACTGAGAACTTTAGAATCACTGATTGGTATTATAATTCTTGTCTTCTTCATATTATTCACCGAGAAGAAAACTAAAGGAGTGCTTGAGTTTTGGGAGTTTGAAAGGCCACCACATTACTATTTTAATATATCATCACATTTTTGAAATGCGTTTTTTGATTCCGTTTCGTCGTAATATTTTTCGAGAAATTCTTCGTAATTCGAACTAAAACCGGAATATCCCAAAATCATACCTGTTTTTTCTTCATCATTTAACATTGACCGAACTTTGTTCCTCGCATCTCGACATGTTTTTTCTTTTTGTTCAGCATTTGTCTCTGTGTTAACAGATTTAAACTGTTCTTCTAATTCTTCCAACTTGTATTTCTTTACATAATAGGGTTGTGTATTGGGAACCAAACCATAAGTAGTCGCAAAACCCGCAGCAATAGAAGATGCACAAGAGCATAAACAACACAGTAGTATAATTTCACTCATTCTGTATAGTATATTCAAATATTTAAAGATTCACCCTGACATTTGAGTATGGACGGTGAAAGAATTATAAACCTTGTCTCTGAAGTTTACTCAGCTCTTGGTGCTGGTTTCAGTGAGAGGGTGTATCACACCGCAGTTGAAGTGTCACTCAGGGAGTTGGGTATACCGTATGAAAGTGAACGTATAGTCCCTGTGACTTTTAAAGGTCACGTCGTTGGAAATCTTAGAGCAGACATAATAATAGGTAACGAAGTTGTTTTGGAGTTCAAAACTATAAAAAATCTCAACGATCAGGCGGAGTTGCAGGCGCAAAACTATCTGAATCTTCTTGGGTTGAAGAAAGCGTATCTGATAAACTTTCCTCCGTTCCCAAATCGAGATGTTGAGATTCGATTTGTTGAATTAGAACCATGAAAGGTAACAACTTGCATATGTTGGAACAGTGTTCTTTACTTTCCTCATAATATGCTTTTGGATCTGATTTACTCGCATCCATGGCTTCCTTAGCTCTTTCCAGGAAGTAATTTGCATCATTTATACAATACTCTTCGTATCGATTAACCATTAAAATATCTGTACTCCAATTCTTTATATCATGTAGTCGGTATATACTCCCACTTTAATTGGTTGCATATTTTCTTCCATATGACATCTTGTTGATATAACTTTTCTTTACTTTTGAGGAGTGGAAAGTATCGTAAATATTCGTCTTCCCCCAAAAGTTCACAAAATTTGTACAAAACATATGAGTAACTGAGGAAATTCTTCCTTTCGGTTGGACAATTGTCATCAAAAGGTTTTTGAATATCTTTGAACATGATACGTAACCTTTCTTCCAGTTCTTGAGGCATATTTGGTGCTTTGATACCATTAAGTATATTTGTTATATAAGGCACGTGTTCATAATATTTATTAAGTCTAAGTTTCTTCAAAAGACCTCTAATTTTTGCGTGTGTAATCTCATCCAGTTTTTTAATTTTCATCTTTTTGAGTTCGGCACGCAGTTGTTCCATGACTTCGTTGGGTATATTTGTCATTTCTTGTGCTTGAAATTGACTTAACCACTCATTAAAATGATTTTCTCTTTTGTAACAATAATTAATAATTTTCTCAGATGTTTCTTGTTCCTCTCGATATGTCAATTCATCGCTTATAAGTGAACGTATAATTTTACCGCATGCATCACACACTAGATCACTTGTATCGTGAAAATGAATTATATTACTCGTTTCACAATCTTCACATAAATCGTTTTTTCTTTCTTGTGGTCGATAGAAGTCGTTTGAATTTTCCACTTCAATAAGATAATCTCTGAATATATCCTTTTTTTGTAAACCCTTGGTTTCCTTTACATTGAAAACATTATCTGTGTCTGTCGTTTCTTCTGTGGTGTCAGTATAACGATTCATATAAGACATACATTTGATTATATAGTCAGACATCTCGGCTTCATATGTATTTTTATTTTGAGGGTCTGTCTGTATCTGTTGTTTCCAACTTTCCAACTTGTTGTTGTATCTACTTAAAAAATTACCTTCCATTTAAGTATAGATAAATATGTTCATTAATCTTTTAACTAGCGTAATATGTTCGATGTACAGAACGTACAAAAGATTGGTAACATTTCCGGATTACACCATACTCACAGAAGAAATCGAATATCACATGGATCACAACAAGAAGTTCTTGATTGAAGATGCTTTTTGGGCAGAAGAATCTAGGAAATGGGATTTCATTCTAGACGAACATTATTCAAATGTCACCGGTATGGATTTCCGATACACGTGCATACCTCAGAACATTGACAAAATTGTGATGCGCACGAAATATCTGTACAACGACAAAATTTACAAATGCATAACATATGACATAAACAAAACAGTTCCCAAACACGAAAAGCTTACGTTTAGTCTTCCTTTCAGTAATGCATTTTTACTGGATAATGATGATAAACCAGTGAGAGACATTACTGAAAAGGTGAGAAGGTATGCGGGACCAAAAAATAATTTTCATGGTGAAGATGTCATGATAAAAGATCTTTTGTATTATGATGACGAAACATTAGAAAATGAATATCCCAAAATAAAGGTAACAAATATCATTGGTGTGAGTAAAGTTGTCAATACAATTGGCGGAAAAGTTACTGATCTTCAGATATCTTAGTCGCCAAATAAAATTTAAGTTCACCCAAATTTGCAACATTATATTTCATAATCAAAAATCTATTATCATTTTCTTGAATTAGTTGCACGGTAGAACACATACTAGTAGCTTTTGCAAAAATGTTTAAATATTTAAGAGAATAAAGTCCCGAAATATAAGGTCCATCGTTTACACATTCTATACATGTTTCTTGATTAGCAAATTCGCCTTCACATGTCAATTTAAACCTGTGACCATCTCTGGTAATCGAGATTTCATCACCAATATTAGACATATCTCTACACAATCGTTGAAAGTCGACTGACGGCATGCTCGTCGTAACAATCGTTCTGTCGGCCTCGGGAACTTCGATCCTGCTTTCATTTATATCCAATAACTTCAACTGAAAAGTCGTACTTGTCTTCTTTAGATCATTTATAATCGAAATGTTCATGTACTCCTTACATTCAATCGATATGGTCAACACGTCGTTGTTCGTGATAGACTTCAAAAGCTTGAAAGTATTTAAAATATTTATACCTGCGATAATTTCAGACTCACATTCGTATTCTTCGAAGTTGTCCGCTGACAGAAACATATCAACCAACGAACTTCTGGCGGTATCGAGTGTCACTATATACATGCCATCAGATCTAAAGTAAATATTGACATCGTTTAGAATATCTTTAAGTACTTCGAAAATAGCCTTTATTGCGGATGCTTGTATTGTAACGAGTTTCATTATTTAAAATTGAAACTATGTCTTTATATTATTATATGATTCAGAAACACTTCTGTTTATTTTATCTTCTAGTTCCTTTGTCATAGCTGGCTGTAAAGCTCTGCCATAGTTGTCCAAGGCAAATATATTATCATCATATTCATCACCATCAATAGATGACGTAAATGTGGATCCTCCTAGTTCGTGATGGTGAATATCGGTATTGGGCAGTAAAGATTCCAGCCAGTTTTTAATTTCTCGACCAACAAGTATTTTTCCATTTTTGGTTAGTAAAGTTGGAACACGTGTAATCTTGTTCGCATACATCGGGGGTATACCTTGTGTATTGATGTTGTGAAATCTCACAAGTCGTTTCAGCTGAGGGTTACTGTTTATAAACTCAATGATGCCCATTGAATGATTACACTTATGACTAAATATCAGAAGCGACATCCTATATATACATATTGATTAATTTTCTGAAAAATAATAACGCATATTAGTATATGAATACGATAGTCATACTGGTACTGATAATCCTGGTGATATTTTTGACCAGGCGTGAAGGTTTCACGGAAGTGTTCGGGATGTCAGGCTATAACAAACCCGTTGACAATGTTCGTCTGGACGATCCTATTTTTGATAAGACTGGATACAAGCGTGTGGAAGCTATGGTTGATAGCGATCTCATCGATAAACTCGTAAAGGTTACAAACGATGAGATATTGCGAAGAACCGGGCTGTACACGTATATAATTGAAACAACTGCGTTAAAGCACTACAAAACAGAAGATGATGCACAGTTATTGTCTGTACTCAACGAAGACATTCAATCAATGAATGAACGTGCGAAGTTGATTAAGATGATGGGCGATGTTACCAAAATTGAAGAACTTCAAAAGGAGATTGCCAGGTTGAAGAAGCGCTACGATGACCTCAAGAACATGAACGACATCTACGAATGTATGTTTATGGTTGTTCGTGACACGGGTTTCTCTTTTGGTTTCTCTGTCGTTTCTACTATTCATATTAAGAATGGTCTCGCCTCTATCAAATCTATTCGTAGTCAGCCGATTGATGCCCAGAACCCTTCTAACATAAACCCATACATCGATGACATGTGTGGTAAGGATTTTGTTGATTACGAGCTTGTCGACGAAATTTCCAATATTTCTAAAGGTGAGTTTGATTCAGCAAAAAATAAGTTAATGCAATTGTAATGATCAATATAAGTGATGTCACTAAAATTGATACTATAAGAAAACAAATTCGTAAAGAAATTTATACAAAGATATATGAACAGTTTTCCAGAAGAATAAAGAATGCAGCTCAGCAATACAGAAAGGACATATTTCTGACAATACCTGCATTTGTCATGGGATATCCAACATTTGATCGATTCGCTGCTACTAAATATATAGAAAGACAACTTGTGTTAGCCGGGTTTACAGTTCAAATGGTAAGTGATTACGATTTATATGTATCCTGGCATACATCTAAAAAAGAATCTAAAAACGAAGTTCGGCAACCAGAAGAAGAATTTCCAAGTTTAGTAAATTTGAAAAAGGTAGCAAATAGATACAGGAAAGGTGCGTAGTAAATAGTGTAAAAAAAAGCCCACTTAATCATAAATGGAGAATTTGAACATTCTTGTCGAGGCAAAGAAGGAGTATACTGGTCAGTTGTGTAGTATCATGATCCCAGTTATGATTACGGCGTTTGAGGATATGTACAAAGAAGCCATGAAGATGTCTAACAACAAAAAGGTTTTGATTATGTTCCAGAAGCTTCTCAAGGAAGTACCGAACTGGAGTAACGCCATGAGCAAGTCTCACAGTGACAATATTACAGAGCGCTGTGCTTGGTTTAGTGATCTTCTTGCGGCTGTTTTTGTCAGTCATGTCAAGATTTTGTCGTCCGTTCGTTTGAAGAGTCAAAACAAGAAGATTTCATTGAAGTTACCAATAAACGAAGTTTTTATTCAGACTGCGTACAATAACATCGCAAAAGACTTGTATAAAGACCCATATATTTTTAGCGAAGAACAAAGTGAATACGCCCGTGACGAAAAGCTCACACAGCGCTTTGTTGTTTCGATCGAGGCAACAATCAAGGAATTGATTCCGGTTCAACAAATTCTTCAAACATATATGTCTCAAGAAACGCACGATATAAATCTCGGTGAAGAAATGCAAGATTCTGAAGATCCGGATGTTCTTGAAGGTGATTTTCCGGCCGAAGAAGAAGATATGGGTGAAGAACAACCTATGGGAGAACCAATGGAAGGTGGAGAAGAAGTTGGTGATGAAATGCTGGCTCCTATGGAATCTGAAGAACCCATGGAACAACCGATACCTCAACAGGAAGCCCCAGGAATCCCTTCTTTGGCCAATGAGTTTAAGACCATCTCTAACGTCAGGGACCCGAGTCACACCCCCCAGGCACATTCAGGGGAAGACGAGGGTGTTCTTTTCGGCGACGCCCCGGACCACCGAACAAAAAAAGTTGGCTATAATTAAATGGAACTCGCAGAGTACTTCAGGGATCCGGCAAGTGCCGCTTTGTCAGCCGCCGCAATCACAGCCTTATACATACACTTCAAGGCTTACATAAACAATGAAGGTAAACTCGAATTAAATAATTACGCTAAACCCGCCACCCTTAATGCTATTCTCGTCTATTTTATCGTGTCTAACGGCATCGGTCAACGTGAAACTATATCAATGGAGCCTTTCTAACTTAAAGATAACGTAATACTAAATAACAATATGGCTTCCGTTGGCGCTTTCAATGACATGATGGGGCAGTTCTTGACTGAACTGCACAAGACTCTCCCCCAAGATAAGAGCATTAAGAAGTTTATTACATCGTTTGAACTTCTTAAGCAAACTAATCCCAGAAAGTGTGTCGACGCATTTGTGCGAGGTATCGCACCGCACGCCGATAAGATTTCTCAAAGAGATGAATCTTTCATTAACGATCTTGAAAACATTGAATTTTTGAAGGATCTTAACATTAAGGAGTACTGGAACGGTACGCTTTCGGATAACACGAAGAATGCTATCTGGCAGTATCTCCAAACTCTTTACATGCTTGGCACTACTATTACGGTAATTCCCCAAGAAACCATGAGTATGATTGAAAACATCGCCCAGGACTGTGCTGATAAGATGCAAGACGGTGATGGTGGTATTGATCAAGACGCACTCATGAAGACCATGAGCAGTATGCTTGGCGGTATGATGAAAAAATAAACTTAACTTATATAAATGAAAGTTTGGTTTGAGGACATCAAACAAATCATCGATACAAAAAAGGTGACACAGTTCTGGCCAAACAATTCACAAACTCCAGAAGAACGTGTAAATGCCGCTTCAAGATTTATAATTTACGCTACGTGCATTCTGTATCTTATTCGCAGGGACGTTAGAATTTTCGTTTTAGGTTCCATGGTTTTGGGTGTTCTTTATATTATGTACAAGTCTGACATGATTAAAGACACCACGGGTATGGCTCCGTTTTCTTCCGATAGTTACAGCGACTGTCAGAAGCCCACAAATGATAACCCAATGGGTAACGTTCTCATAAGTGACCATATGGAAAATCCCAACAGAGACCCGGCTTGCTTTTATCCGAGTGTTCGGAATGGTGTGAAGAAGTTCTTAGACGGAACCATTCGCTACGATTCTGGACGTTCTAGAAGTCCTCTTCCACAGTACCAGCGCAACTCTATGGCTAGACAATTTGTGACCGCCCCGGTTTCTAGTATCCCAGGTGATCAAACTGGGTTTGCCGAGGCGTGCTATGGTTCTAAATTGGGTCCGATGTGCAAGAGTCATGGGGGTGTGTATTGTAGCCCAGATGCCAGAGGCGTTCAGCTCGAGGCATTTGCCGGTCTCAGCGCAGCGGGTGATGTTCGAAGTTCTCGATTAGGTGTCGGGAGGGCCGTAGCATAAATATTCTCATGTAATAATAAATGGCGTACCAGCTTCAGCCTGGATTAAGTATTGTTCAAAACACTGGTGCCCTCCCCTTGGTGAAGGCGACCGAAGAGGTTTTCATTTACCCCCAACCGAGTACTCTTAACTGTGGTGGCTGCAGACCCAACACAGTTTTGTATGGTACGGCCCCTTATATGGCCGGCAAAGGCGCTCCGGCGGGTTATGTTGATATAAGTGATGAACTCAGACCGCAGAGTACTTCTAGATTTAACAAGCATCTTGTTCAAACGTATGAGCGAAACTATTTCCCGCTCCAAAACATGACATGCAGTTTACCTTTGAGAAGTATGTCTTATTCTCCTTCGAGCACCCGTGCCGAAACCCAGAATGAACTTTTTCAACAAAGATACCGTAATAAAAATGTCAATAAGAAATAAGAATGGCTGATCCCATATCTCTTCTTGCTGTTGCTGGTCTCATATATACTGGGAGGAATCTTAGTAACAAGGTTGAGCGTACAGCACCCCAAGAAATTGAGGAAATAGATTTTACAGGTGTTGAACCAGAATATGAAGAAGATTTCGATGAGCCTGAACCTGATTTTCAGCGAAAAATTGAAATTGGTAGTTTTGCGGAACTTGCGCCCCAACAGCGTAGTGCTGGTCAGGAGGTGTTAGGTTTGCGTGATCGTATGTTTGACAGAGGGAGAATGAATAACCTTTCGCCGATTGAAAAGCAGATGGTTGGTCCTGGTTTGGGTGTCGGATATGATACACCAGCCCAAGGTGGTTACCAACAGCTCTTCAGAGTGAATCCGGTGAATGTCGGTGAACATCGCCTCACTACTTTACCGGGTAGAACTGGCCCAGCACACGACACGAAGGGTTACCGAGCCCCGCTTGTTGGACAACTCACACATAACATGCCAGAGAAGACTGCTTTCCTCCCGTCCAGGCGGCCGACTGTTCTTGGTCGTGCCCAGGGCATGTCTGGTGTAACGCCCAGACAAAGCCACGAACGCACAAAGAGAACGACGAATCGTTCTGAAACTGGCCTGCGCACGGATGGCCTTGAAAATGCTCCCAGAAAGCGCCTCGTTTCTCAAGGTGCAGTGGCACAAGACCCAACTAGATTCAAGAGTGATCTGAATGACGCTCAATATATGTACAATAACCAACCCACTCCGGGTATCCATAGCTTCCACGGGGCTTACACGATTTCTCCGGCGATTTCTCCGGCCGGTAAACGCACAAATGAAGAACTTGAAAGGTACGGTTTCCGTCAGGAAGATCGCAGAGGACAAGTCAATCGTATGGGTAATCCGGGTCGTATGAATGTCAGAGCAGATGCCCTTAACCAGGGTGGTAAAATTACGACTGTTCGAAGCGATACCAGTCGCATCGATGGTCGCATCAATGCCCCGAACGGTGGTTGGACACAACAATACCAACAAAAGGCTTACCACCAATTCAATGCATACAAGGGTCACGAGAATCCGTATTCTAATAACATGAGTCTTGACATAGCTAAGCGACAACTCGAAAACAACCCATTCTCTCACAGTATTAACTAAATTTTACGTTTTGGTTCAGATAAAAACAATCATTAAAATTTTATACATAAATTCTAATGAAGGTCTATACATTGGACATTGATAGCAGTGAGAGAGATCCCATACTGTACCCAAATCAAAACGAATACGTTATAGATTTGAAAAATCAGCCTATTTATGATGTTACAAAAATTACACTCGTTTCTGCAAAGATACCAAACTCACAATTGTTAATTAATTCTACAAATAACACTTTTAGTATTGATAATACTGATTTCACTCTTGCGAACACAAACTATTCGTCTGGATCTGATCTTGCGTCAGATTTGGAGTTGTTAGTGGCTCCCCCGGCTTCTAAAATTGACAGTGTGTCGTATGATGCAGATACTAATTCTATAACATTTTCAAATACAGTTTCTGATAATTTCTCTATTCAGTTCTATTCGGGTACAAATGGATACGTGTCAACACAAATCGGAAAAACGACACCTCATCAGATTTTAGGTTTTACAAGTCTCGATTATGATTCTGATGCGGGACAGTTAAAATCCGGTTCTATAAATTTCACAGGTCCAAATGATCTTATAATTAGAATAAGCAGTGGTTCTGATAATTTAAATAAACACATTTATTCGAATACACCATTCTATACAGGAAGAATCATAACGAACGGTACAACATCCACTATACACACGGGTTCAGATGATCCATTGAACCACACGTTTTACGCTGGACAACAAAAAACAATACACAGATTAAAGGTTGAATTTTTCTATATGAGTCATGGGCGATTAATACCCTATGATTTTAGGAATCAAGATCATATTATAAAGCTCGAAATAGAATGTTCTACTGATAAATTAGAAGGCTTACCGAAGGTTATGAAAAGCTTTGAGTTGCCACCACCAATAAGCATTCCCGAAATTGAGAATCCTTATAAATGGAAAGAGTATATGTATATAGCTACCATAGTTGTAGTTGGTACATTACTATTAATGTTGATGCGTCCAAGGAAACTTAGCGAGTAACCGCATAGATCGGTTGAACCGGCTTGGAAACACGCTTAGACAAGCGAGAAATCACGAGGAAGAACACAATCGAAAGGAGTGTGGTCAAGATCGCCGTGAGGAGGTATTGCATACCACCGTTCTTGGACGTCTTCACGAATTGTTGAATGATCCAACGAGCGAGGTCATTCCAGCTGAGGGCCGCAGCGAAGCTGAAACCAGCAACAATCGCATTGAGGGATTGGGTTTCGAGTTCCTGTGTCACAAGAGTGATAGTCTTAGACGGGTCAGAAAGAATTTCGGGCATTTTTATATAATATAAGTAGAAAATTATTCAGGTAACAATTCTTCTTCTGTTAAAATCTTTTTATATTTTGTTTTATTTTTATATGATTTATCAAAATTTATTATTTGTTCATCTGATGAATAACCATCACTAGAACTACTGTCGTCATCGTCGCCATCCTGTATAATAAACTTATATTCGGTGGTCGACCATCCTTGTGGATCAGATGAGTCCATTACTATTAATAGCATTTTTTAACATCTCTTCTGTCGGATTGGTTGGAGACCACTGATCCCAAGTGTCGTAGGCTTCGTTTATTTTAAGAAAAGTTTCATCTTCACCCGAATATCTTTCGAACATTTCATCAGATTCTTCGACGACTTCTATATCGTCTTCGTCTGAATCTGTATCTTCTTCGTCGTATAGATCTGGAAAATGTGTCCCAATTTTTTGACCGACTGTGTGCATGACACAGTACTTCATTGCATATTCCACATCTTTTGATAAAATCGTGTCTCGACCACATGCGTGTGCGTACTTTCCTGCGAGTACCATCCCCATTTCAAGAACGGGTTGAATTATACCAATGGCGCTCTGCATCATTTGATTCTCGAAGTCTCCCGTACTTTCACCAAAACCTGTTTTCATCATATTATATTCAACTGTTAAAAATAGTTTTGGCAAATCCCTCGCTTACACGTAAAATATTGTAACTGAGAGCGCAAACTCTGAATTCTCTTGAATGTATTGCCGATTCATTCAAACTTAGGTTTATAATTTGATCTTTTACAAGGCTAAAGTTTAACTGACCAGTTGGGTAATGTTTTTCTGGTTCAAGAGCAAAGCTGTATGAGTAAAACCGTCTCATGAGTTGACATCTTGAATGATGAATGGTGGATTGTACAGCTTTTAAAAATATATAGTTACCAGTAGTTTCATTTATAACTTCTTCTGTGTTAAGATGTAAAGTTAAATGTTTTAATTGTTCATATAAAATCATTTTATTGTTTTGTGAAAAACTAAGATTATCATAATCAAATGGATAAACAAAATCAGATGCCGTTTTCTTGTTTTCTCTTTGAATTATGAAATACATTTCCTTCACAGGATTTATAAACGATGTTTTGCATTTAAATTGATTTGTTCCAAGTGGTATTGAAAATATATTTTGTTGAATCTGTGTTATTGTGTAGTCTATTTTTCTATTTCTAATCATATTTCTCTCTTCATTGTCTAAAAAGACAATCTCACAATTCAATTTAAAATCTTTTATTGATTTATTGATCGGGGTTGTGACAAGAAAACCACTTGTATCAACTAACAAATCACTGAGATCTCTCAACTTTATTTCAACTTCAACTTCTTGTTTGGTTATGGCACACAAGGGTAAAGATAGTTCAGTATTGTTAAAAAAGTAGAATGGAATATCTACAAAACACTTTCTATCGCTCGTAGCCGAACCGAGAGAAGAAATGATACTATAATTAGAATTTCTTACACCTGCCGCCCGCTTATTGGGATATTTGCCAATCATGTTGTTAAGCGCCCATTGTTTTGTTTGTGTAACGTTTTGTTCGGAGTATATCTGTAAATAATCGCTTGGTATAGATTGTATGACTTCTCCACCTATCAAAAGATCAACTCTTTCTATCAATGCATGACCAATCGATTCAACGTAACATATTCCAGATGATATGGCGGGTAGTGTCATTTTCACAGATATAGTCTTTATAAGGTCTCCTATGTTTGGTGGTATAGTAAATCGTGCAATCTGACCAAAATCAACGTCACCTGATGGATCTATATCGATAAAACTTTTAGAATAATTTGTATGTCTCTTGAAATTTTTTATAAAATAAGTATACTCTGGATCATCCGTGAAATACTTATCTTGAAGACCGGTCGCCTCTAATTGCACCAAACCAGCCATTACTAATATATAGATCTAAAATTTTAAACCAGCCAACCCGCTTTCAAAACGAAGAACATTGTAATTTACTGCATAAATTCTGAATTTATTATCACCTGAATAATAAGGACTTATTTCTATATTTAGGAGTTTATGACTTATTCTACTCATATTTATTTGGCCAGTTGGATAATACACATGTGGTTTTTCTGAAAAGGAATAAGCCCCGAATTTGGACCACAGAGTTGTAGTACTACCCAGGTAATTAGTTGCTGCTGTAATGTACGGAACATTTACATAGTTTTTGTATGTTTGAACAAAGTTCATAAATAAATCATCTATATCAAATACAGTTTGATTATTTAGTTTAAGTTCTAACCTTGTTATATCTTCAAATATGAGAGAGTTGTTTAAATTTTTGACTGCATCCGCTTGTGTGACAAAAAATAGTTCACGGACAGGGTGTCTAAAGTTAAGCATCACGGATTTTTTGGTTTCTCCGTCTTTCATATTCACCTGTGACATCTGCACTTGTGTGATCACGTGCTCTATTGGGTTTGATAGCAGGTAGTTCTTTTCATCAGGTGTAAGAAAAACAAATTCTGTATCGAGTGATAAATTTTTAACTATAGAACCCGGTGTTTCGTATGGGTAAGACCATACGACTTCATTTTCGTTTCTAAGTTTAAGTCTCACTTCTACCAACTGTTTAGTAAGAGCACACATAGGAATAGCTAAGCTTGGGTGACGATAAAAATAGAACGGAAGATCTATAAAATAGGTATAACTTCCTTGATATGAAAGAAAACCACCATGACCATTCAAAAAGTAAAGAGACTGGTAGACGTCGTCATCAGAGTTATGCAATTGTTGATGCATGTAAATATACTCTCCTGTGAGTCTTTCTACTGTTTGACCACCTATTAAAAGGTCTACGTACTCGATTAACTCTGTGCAGATTGATGGTACGTACGCCAATTGATTTACACCAACGCTTTCTGGTCCGGGATCTGTTAGGGTAATCTTAAGAGTCATGTTCTTAACCAAATCACCTTTATTGTGAGGTATTCTACAATCAAGTTCGCGTCCAAAACCAAGTTTTCCATCAAATGGTGTTTCGATTTGTTCTACAGAAAACTTTGTGTGTCTTTTAAAATTCATCAGGAAGTACGAAAACTGTGGTTCGCCAGTGAGCCAATGGTCCTGGATCCCTCTGACAGCCAAGTTCAAACGACCTGACATCTCTAATGTATATGAGTAAAATTTTACGAAATAAAACAGGGCACATACATTAGAAGGATGAATCTTCAACTAAGAAAATTCAAACCAGAAACGATGTCTGATGATCGTGTGTGTGTTTTTATAGGGAAACGTAACACTGGTAAATCTACTTTAGTGAAAGACGTCATGTATCATAAAAAACATTTACCGGCTGGTATTGTTTTGTCTGGTACAGAGGAAGGGAATCATTTTTATTCAGAATTCATACCCGACTTGTTCGTATATGGTGATTACGACAGGGAAGCCATAGAACGTGTAATGTCCAGGCAGCGCAAATTGGTGGGAGCTGGAAAGTCAAACTGCGGAGCTTTTATGCTTTTAGATGACTGCATGTATGATTCTAAATTCTTAAAGGATACGTGTATCCGGCAATGCTTTATGAACGGGCGTCACTGGAAGATCTTTTTCATGTTGACGATGCAGTATGTGATGGACCTTCCACCAGCATTGCGTGCCAATGTGGATTATGTATTTATACTCAGAGAAAATATCATACAAAATAGAGAAAAACTCTATAAGTCGTTTTTCGGTATCTTTCCAACGTTTGATATGTTTTGTAAGGTAATGGATGCGTGCACAGAAAACTATGAGTGTCTCGTGTTAGATAACACAGTAAAATCTAACAAGATACAGGATTGTGTGTTTTGGTATAAAGCAACCGTTCGCAAGAATTTTAAGGTTGGTAGCCCGGAGCTTTGGAATCTTCATAAGAAGATGTATAACCCTAAGTATATATCACAAAAGGAAGACGACGCTAAGAAAGCTAATAGGAAAACATCTATTAATGTCATAAAAAAGAAGTAATTCAGGACAAATCATTTGCGTTTCACACAACTTTCAAAAAACTAGTTGTATATTAAATGTCGAACCCCGTCGTCACTATGAATTTATCAGAAAACAACGATGGTATGGTCCCGGTTAACCCGTCCACGAGTTTTGTGCAAGAAAACACCAATCCACACCCCCCGCCACCGACGCAGTTAATTCGAGATGAAAAAAATATAAGTCAACATAAAGAAACGATGGACTCTACGCCGATATCGGACATTATGATTGACAATGGTGCTGGCGAAATGGGTATGATGGAACCGCCCATGATGTCTGCACAACCCAGAACGCAAGGAGTCATGCCGCAAATGGTTGCGGCGCAGCCCCAGGGTGCTTACCAACAACCGACTAACAATAGTACCGAAAATAAGAATCCGTTCAACTTGACAGACGATCAAATGACTTCTTTGCTTGTCGCCGCTTGTGCAGCCGTCGCTGTCAGTAAACCTGTCCAAGATAAACTTGTGACCTCTGTTCCTAAGTTCCTTAACGAACAAGGGAGCAGAAGCATGGTTGGTTTGGCTTCCACGGGTTTGGTTGCCGCGGCTGTGTTCTATTTTACAAAGAATTACATCGTCAAGGACTGATCACTTTCCCAACCCATATTACTGTAAATCGAATTATCAATTCCAGAAAAATAGGTCAAAAGAGCTCCTATGGCAAAAGCCGACATGAGCAAGATACTCAACTTAAGTGTCTTTCTTCTGTCACTTCCGTATTCCTCGACCGCCTTTTTACTCTCACCCCAAATACTGTTTACCACAAATGTAACTATCAAAGCGATGAGACTCGCTGAGAAAAAGAATATACGATCGACGGCTAAACGGGGGATACTACCCACAATCAAGCGCATAACGTTCGGAATGACAACAGTCAACCAAAGAAGATTGAGGTTATAGTTCTTAAACACATGCGGAACTATAGTAAGACCGTATATTACTAGCCAATAAAAGATGACCATAATAACAGCACTGACTGGTGTTTTCATTTAGAGTATGTAAATATTATTTATCCTGGATGTGTTTGCCACAGAAACCGGTCTTTGTACTAATTTGTTCATAGACATTGAGTTTTACAGCTATGTTTCTCAGTTTTTCGTAGTTTTTCCAAAATTGTTCCGAATGGTCGTATTCCGAAACCGTGCAATGTGCGAGTTCGTGTAAAAGAACGTGGAATATTTCATTTGGTGTACCGGATAAACATATTCCTATTTCGGCGCCTTTATTTGTGTTATATCCAACTGTACCATCCACGGGTCTGTAATAACCACTCAATAATATACGTCTTTTAATAGAATCAAACTCCGGGGCATCAAGTGTAGACAGATGTTCCCTGAGAATCTTATACTTTTCCTTTACGACTAATAACTCTTCTGGTTCACGGGTGTAAGATAATATGACTATATTTATCACAACCAACAAGACTGCTAATATCATCTCTTATATACAAAGATAAATTTACTATACATCTCAGAAATTTTGTTTCCGGTAAGACCTTGCCATAGTTCCAAACTAAAACCCATATCTTCTAGATATGTTATGAGTAAATCTTTGAAAGCAATTGGTTCGGACTTTGCATCGTCCGCATAATATGGCGTATCTGTTAGATATACAAACAACTTTTCACCAAAGCCGCCATTTGCCTTTTGCTTGGTGATAAAAAAATTACCCATTTCATCTTCCATCGGAGTCTTGAACATAATTTGCTCAGAATCCGGAATAATACCGATAAGTTTACCACCGGGTTTCATTCTAGCTTTTATAGCAGCTAACGAATTGAAAAATAAATCACGAGTTTGAAATATATAATGAAGTGAAAAATTATAACATATAATATCAAATTTTCTTTTGGGGCAGTTATGTATATCACCCTCGTAAAAATTTACGCTCATATGCATATTTTCCGCGCGCCTCTTCGCTTCTTTAAGAGATTCTGAATTTGGATCACACATGTTTATCCTGCATCCACATGACCTCCATTTTTGGAGGTCTCCGCCAAAACCACACCCAACATCTAAAATCTGATGCCATTCTTTTGTTACACTCTGTATGAGTTGTCTCTTAGCATCATTATGATTTCGACGAATCTCTTCCATGTTTTTTATACGTTTTTTAGCTTTACACAGTTGACTTACTTGAAATATAAACCTAAGTTGTAATAGCTTAAAGTTTTGAAGATATATATTCGTATAAATAATGGCTTCTCTTGAACAAGATTACACTACCGTCCCGGGTCAACTCTTCGCTTGTTTGTCTGTTGTTGGACCGGAATGTCCGCAAAAGAATGACAAGTTTGGAATCAAGATTCGTGGAACTTTTGCTACCCGTGATGAGGCAGCCAATCACGCTAAGCGTCTTCAAAGAGAAGACTCCACTTTTGATATCTACGTCGTCGACATGTATAAGTGGTTACTCATTCCACCGGATCCAACTGTTATTGAAGATGTGCATTATCAAAATGAAAAGCTCGAAGAGATTATGACTGGTTATAGAGAATCTCAACAAATGGCTGTGCGTATGTTTGAAGATCGCAAGAAGGAAATGATGGACGCCAAGTCGTATTTGCGACCGGGTGACGAAAACTCCAAGTATTACACGAAGCCGGATGAAGCACCGATTAGCCACCCGGCCGAAGTCTTGGAACGTCTCCAAAAGGAAGAACCGGATACGCCCATGGAAGAACTCGTCAAGCGTGCCGATGAAATTGTTAAGAAGGAAATCGAAGAACGACGCCTTCAACGGGAAGCCGAAGCCGAAGCCGAAGCCGAAGTCGAAGAAGGTGAAATCGTAGAATCTCAAGAATCGTCTACCGAAGCCAAGATCGAAGAAACGAAGGAAGATGGTGAGGAAGAAGTTTCTTCAGCCTAAATTTTTAATCTAAATATAATTTAAATGATAATTGCATTCATTACAATTTTCATTGTCGTAATCAGTGTGACTATTTTCTTTTTTATGAAAAATTCAAGTTCCCAAAAAAAGAAAATGGATGATAATAACGTAGAATATATTTCAGCAACAGAGGTTATGGAGGAAAACTTAAAGGATCCTGTTATAGTGAGTCGTGCGTATTTCACAGAAGATAAGCTTGGTGATCTAGGTAATTTTACTGGTTACTCAAGTGTATCTGAGGATCACTGGCTGCATGGTTTTCCCCATGAAAAAGCCCAATAAAAATACAGCAAAAGCTATAACAATCATATTTTTATCCATGTTTGAAAATAAATCGGAGTTAGGCATAATAGGGGGTGGCGGAGGAGGTGGCGGCGGTGGCGGTTGCATATACATCATTTGTGGATGATGTTGGGCTTCGGGTTCATCGTAGTAGAAGTTATCTCCTTCATTACCGTTATCTTTGTCCGCAGGCATTAGATCGATGTCCGGTTTATATTCAATTGGATTTCCTATATCGGTTTCCATATTTAAATATAATTAATTTTATTCTTTTAAGTATCTTCTTCGTCGTCGTCCTCGTCATCATCAACGACGAATTCTTTCAAGTTACCATTTTCGTCTTCTTCGTCGTCGCTATATTCACTTTCTTCGTCTGAATACAACTCATCTTCGGTGTCTATATCAGACCCCATGTCAGTGTCATATTCATCTTCCTTGTAATCGTCAATAAAAGATTCTTCGGTGGCTTTAAACAATTCGGGCTTTTTGGTGTTTCTTCCAGATCTAGTCTTATAAATCATATATAATTAATAAATTCTATTGTTTAAGTATCTTGGATTAAAAGGTTTTTTATTGGCTATCGCACTTTCTAATATCTGCTCTTCTATTTCGTAAGCTATTTCCATGGCCAATTCTTGTATTTCTTCAAATACGTCATATTCGTTGTAAAGACCTATGTCTTCTAAATGATCAAGAGATTTATACAAATATTTTGAAGATATATACGGATCTTCCAAATTTTCTTTAGATAAATTTAAATTTTCCAAGAAAAAACTAAAAGATTCTTTATCTATGCCCGAGTACTTATATGATCTTTTCACAAGTTTGTCTATAAAGGGTGTATCGTGTTTATTGTCATACAATTTAGCCATGATATATCCAACAGTTCCTAAAAATATCAAAGACATCTTAATTATGTAAATTATTTTTTTTTCAATAAATTAAATATTTTTGGTGTCAATTTAATTTTTATGTTATTTTTGCAAGAACATTCCTGTGTAATAAAATTTTGAACAATTTTAAAAGTTATACATTTTTCATGGTTTGATTTAATATTATGACAATATGTTGCATTTGTAAACACTGTGTAACTCGTCTTGTTACGAACAACCTTTATGAGCTTGGTACAGTTATTACCCGGGTAATACTTTCTTATGAATAACTCCAACTCTGGTTTGATTTCCGGGTTCATGGGTTCAACTTTTGGTGGTGGTTTTATCTCTGGACATTTCACCTTTTCTGGATATAGCATGTCTTTTAATTTTGCAGTTAATAAATACCTTTTACCTATGAAATCTTTACAAAATCCACACTTTCTCTCTCGAATGGTTTCGCATCTACAAAAACATTTTTGTGCAATCATATCACCGGATATGTAAAACCATATATGATTAGAACCATGCCGTCTTCCAAGATTCTCACAATAGTGAGATGTTGTTGAAACAAGAAATTGATTGTTATGTTTAAAAATTTTAGTAATCCTCGCGTCACCCTGTCCTTCTAGATTATTTTGTACAAACTCTTCAATTTCACCCATTAAAAATTCATCGTGCACTTCATCCTTCATTTCAGTTTTTGAAAAATTACCCTCTTTTATGGCTTTTGAAGGTGGTTCTACATCAATGTGTTCAGTTGAATCGGTTCGAACTGTTGCCATTTTCATGATATCTACCGTAGGTGTCTGATCTATACTCATAAGACCCGTAAATCCACCATGCACAAATACGGGTAGGTAAGCGACCTGTATAGCTTTACCAGTCTGTTTACACTCTGCACACCCCTGACCACCACATGGGTCATGTTTCCCCTTTTTATGTGAAAATGGCATTCTAAACCCACTTCCTTTAGATCCACGTGTAATGTCACCATAGACTGCCGAATCGATGATCTCATTCCAGTCTATAGATCCCTTTGCCGTGTAAAGTGCAACTAATATATGTTCACGAAGAGCTATCGCCGATTTTTGATTTACAACAAACCCCGGCCAATTTAAGTGAATTCCCGTTTTCACTTTGTTTTCAATTTTTTTGGGTGGTGCCACACAAATAAGACACTCCTTTCCACAATATCTTTTGACTTTTGTGCATATGACTTTGCATATGTCTTTTATTTCATCGAGGGAAAGGGCATCTTCACCTTTGAAATCTATATCTACAAAAAAGTTATATAAATCTGTTTTTTGCTCAACAACGAATAACTTTTCACCACTTTTTACCGCCGAAACGTACACTTCATAAAATTCATTCAATTTATCAAATGGGATTGAAAGGACCCCGCCATCCATGAGTACATGTGATAAATTGCGACGATTGCATACATTGTTTTTTCGACACCAGTTCTTAAACATACTTACCTTATTAACGATCTTCTTCTCTATACCATCGCATACAAGAAACATCTGGATATTCCTTATTTTCTGAAAGATCTTTTTTAATAACCAACAATTCATAAACAGTTTTATTTTTTATATTTTCTATATACTTATCCGCTTCATCTTCATAATATCCCCTGTTATTCAACAGTAATTTTCTAACCTGTGATAAAATGTAGCTCTTAGACTTCATTATTTAATACAAAATTTTTTTCTATTGAGAGAAGTTATGCACGAGTAGAATTCAGGGTTTTTGATTACATTGTTCACAATCAAATCCCATCTCTTTCTCGTTGCAAATTCTTCGAGTGTATCAAAACTGATGTAATCATTTTCATCGTGTGATTTTTTAATTGGTTGTTTATTTAATTTTTTTATACTTGTTCTGTACTTTTCTTCGTAAAATTTATTAATTATTGCACTTTGTTCATTCCTTTTATAGTCGACAAAGAATACAAAAACATTATAAACTAAATCAACAGTTGGACTTTCTTTGACGGTAAATACATAATGTGTATATTCACCACTTTTCAAATTAACAATTCCCCTCGTTTCTTCTTCGAGTTCCCTCAGAGCACACTTCAAAGGATTATTAATTTCCCTTCTTCTACACCCTCCGGTCACAAATATCCAGTCTTTAAATCTTTTATCCCTTACCGTGAGAAATTTTGGTTTTTCGTCAGCGAAGCTGACTGGTATCGCTATTGCCTTGTATTTCTTCATTGCTCATTGGCAAGTTATGATAGCTGGATATCATTATTCTTCGGATTTTTCCCCGGAAGCCTCTAGTTCGCTAACTTCCTCTTCTACCTCTTTGATAGCGTTGGAATTTTGTTTTCTTATCATACTCTCCTGAACGACGAGATGATTCATCATCTTAGAAGAGAAACCCTTGACACCATTGAGTTCTTCCTTGGTCTTGCCCAATTCTCTAAAGAGAAATGTAGTAGCGGCGACACAAGCAACAATAGCGACAATGAGCATAGTTTCACGATCAATTGGAATCATAATTATTATTTATATTTCGAATCATCTTTTTAAGCAGTTGAATAGATAGCACCCATCTGAACTCTGTTACTTACAGGACAGTCGTACGGTTCTTGTCCAAATTGAATGGAGTTATAGTGTGTATTTTCACAATTTCGATTTGTTGGGGGTGTCGCCGTTTTAGGCTTTTGGCCGACCTTCGTGGGCTGACCGATGAATTTTTCTATCACCCTGGACTTGGGATCGTACGTAAGCACGAATACGACCGCCAAAAAGAAAACGTTGTTCCAAAACATTGTGTTTATTTACTATTAATAAACAGAATGTTTGTGAGTAAAAATTAATTTATGAAATGGATTATTTAGTTGGAATACATGAGACCACCCATACCGTTTTCAATACGGAGGATGTTGTAGTTGATCGCATACACGTCTTGGCTAGAGAGCGCCTTTTCGTTCACGATGCGGGCAGAATCGAGGCGAGAGAAATTCAAAGAGCCCGTCGGCTGAAGCTTGGAAACATCCAAACAGAGTGGGTAGAGGAACATGTGACGACCAACCGAAGCATCCATGGAAGACGTGTGATAGTACGCCGGAACTGTGGTGTAGGCCGGGTCAGCAAACTTGTAGTCACTGACATCCGTGCCGTTGATTTGCAATTTCAAACGGTTATCCGCGGCGACACAGGCAACTTCGCCACTACCGAGGCGTGTAGCGGACACAAGTGCCTTGATCGGGTGGTTAAAATTGAGTTCCTGGATTCTGGCACTCGACGCAATAGCCTTTTGCACTTGGGTGATGATCATATTTTGTGGTTGGGAAGCGAACATAGAACGTTCTTCTGTGTCGAGGTAGGCGTAGTTCGCATAGCATTCCCAACGAAGTCCGTCAGTCTTCGCACTAGAACCCCACGTAATACGCAATTCGACGTCGTGGTACTGGAGGCCGACCAATGGGATGGCGGACTGCCAGTTTTCACAGAAAGTGAAGCGCAATGGGTAGAACTTAGAGGTACCAGAAGAACCACCAAACATGTCACCTGAAACAGACTTGGAAATGTTACCAGCCATAATTCTCGGGGCAATGTCCCGCGTAAATACATTATCATGTTCATCAATTACTTGACCACCGATGAGAAGTTCAACCTTGGATATGTAGTTATCCCAGGCAGCCGGGGCAATTTCGGCAACGGACGCACCGTCGGCTGCAACCGGGGTAAGGTAGACGTAACCTAAGAGATCACCCTTGCGTTCGAACCGCACCGTAGACATACCATTATCAGAAACATTCCCCTGGATCACCTGACGTTCCACGGTTTGAGAGAAGTTTGTGTGACGCTTGTAGGTCGATCGAAAGAAGCTTACTTCCGGTTGACCGACCAGGTGCGCATCCTGGGCACCAATCGCAACAAGTTGGGCAATACCACCAGACATTTTATATTATACTAAGAGTTTATTTTTTTTAAGTAATGTCTGATATCTTTACTATCTCAACCTTTCCATGTGGATCTGTATGTGTACCAAATGATGTGCCGCCATAAGCACCCGGATTTGCGTTATAGTCGATGTCTCCCACGCCAGCAAGGGTTCCGTCGGTCAATTGATCACGGAAGGCAGGGACATCAGTTTGTGTGACGGTTTGTGCGGTAAGTTTAGACGCCCGGAGGTGCGCCGATGGGAAGTCCACAATGTGGGTCGCCATTTCTATTATAGGGGGAGGAAAGTCTTATGGTGTTGGTGGCGTGGGCCATATGGGGTTAAATGGGTTAGTCGCCACTCCGATTTTATCCTGAACATTAATATTGTTCGTCAAAACCGTTGCATTCTCAATTATTAACTGTCCAGCGGGTGTCCCTATAGACATTTAATATATGAGGAGGTTTTTATTAAAGTGTGTATAATTATTATTGTAATAATTCTTCTATTTTAGCTTCGAGGCGTTCCTTGTCCTCTATAAGTTTTTGAATAGCCCCATACATTGCGGCATATATTTGATCTGGATTCAAAAATTTCACATCATCTATACCATATTTATGATCAACTGTTGTGATTGCTTTTGGGATGACTTCTTCAACCTCTTGAGCAATCCAACCAACAACATTTTTATCTCGTACACTTTCTACTTCGTCCTTCCAAGAAAAGCGTCTAAGTTTAAGGGTTTTAACCAAATCGTAGCATTTATCCAAATCGGCGTCTTCTATATTGTCCTTTAGTCTCATATCAGACGTTGTATCCCAACTACCACCGCCAGTCTTAGCAGCCGTACCATTAACTTCAAGTGTAAATGATGTAGAGCTCGTACCTATACCCACGCTGGATGTTGTATAGATCTGATCGGTCGTGAGGACCTTATAACTTGGTAACTCATACACACGGACGTGACCGGCGTTGTTACCATTACCGTCATTCCAGTACGCCCCAATAGCCATAATGGAACCGTCCGAGGAAAGGGACACAGACTGACCAGACATGTCATCCGCCGCCTCACCATCAATGTCCGAACCCTTCTGGACCCAAGCCGAACCAGACCATTCGTAGATGCGGACGTGACCGGCGTTCGAACCAGTGGCATCATTCAAAGTTGCCCCAATGGCCACGATGGAACCGTCCGAGGAAAGGGATACTGACCGGCCAGACCCGTCACTCGCCGCCTCACCGTCGATGTCCGAACCCTTCTGAACCCAAGCCGAACCAGACCATTCGTAGATTCGGACGTGACCGGCGTTCGTACCATTACCGTCATTACTTATTGCCCCAATGGCCACAATGGAACCATCCGAGGAAAGGGACACGGAACAACCAGACTGGTCATTCGCCGCCTCACCGTCGATGTCCGAACCCTTCTGAACCCAAGCTGAACCAGACCATTCGTGGATGCGGACGTGACCGGCGTACGTACCAGTTCCGTCATTTAACATTGACCCAGTGGCTACTATGGAACCATCCGAAGAAAGAGACACGGAATAACCAAACTGGTCTTGGTACGCCTCACCGTCGATGTCCGAACCCTTCTGAACCCAAGCCGAACCGGACCACTCATAGATGCGAACGTGACCGGAGTCCGTAGCATTACCGTCATTAGCTGTTGCCCCAATGGCCACAATGGAACCGTCCGAGGAAAGGGATACGGACGTGCCGGACCGGTCATTCGTCGCCTCGCCATCAATGTCCGAACCCTTCTGGACCCAAGCCGAACCAGACCATTCGTAGATGCGGACGTGACCGGCGTTCGAACCAGTTGCGTCGTTATTACTAGCCCCGATGGCCACGATGGAACCGTCTGAAGAAAGGGATACGGACTGGCCAGACTTATCACCTGCTGCCTCACCGTCGATGTCAGACCCCTTTTGGACCCAAGCCGAACCGGACCATTCGTAGATACG